GTAAGCCAGAATGTTATTCAAATGACTAACGCATTGGCTAATCTTGCTAGTCAAGGCGGCAAAGCTGGAACCGCAAGCAATGGTTTGATAAGGTCTTTCAATAACACCTATTCAAGTACATCTAAAGCCAAAAAAGGCTTTGGCAGTCTTGCAAGTGCAATAGGCAGGTTTTATGCTACTTATTTTATGGTAATTCGTGGCAGTAAGAAACTTATAGAAGCAATCAAGTCAACAACAGATTACATTGAAGCGTTCAACTATCAAGCGGTTGCGTTTGGCAAGATTGGTTCAGAATGGGATAAGGATTATGAAAAGTACGGATATGATAATGCAACAGCATACGCAGAAAGTTTTCAAAGCAGAGTAAACGATGCTCTCGGAAAGCTGTCTGGTTTAAAAGTTAATGTTCAAGGCGGTTTGCTTGAAGAAAGCGGAGCAAAGAACTTAGGACTTAACATACAAGAAGTAACACAGTATGCTTCACAGTTAGCTTCTGTTACTAATTCGTTAGGACAGACAGGCGAAGCAACAACGGCTATAACAAAGTCAATGACAATGCTTGCGGGCGATATAAGCTCACTTTTCAATGTGGACTATTCAACAGTAGCACAGAACTTACAAAGCGGTTTAATCGGACAATCGAGGGCATTGTACAAGTATGGTATTGATATTACCAATGCTACATTAGCGACGTATGCTTACAACTTAGGCATTTCTAAGTCGGTGTCTGAAATGACACAGATGGAAAAACAACAGTTAAGAGTGTTAGCGATATTAGACCAATCAAAAGTATCTTGGGGTGATTTAGCTAATAGACGGAAGAAAGTTAATGATATAGCTTATCTTCCAAGTGTTGCATAAGAATAGAAATATCTTATGGCAATCGGGCAAAATCGGCGAAGGCTAAAGTTTTCAACTATGCTAATACCGAGATAACTCAATAGATTACGAACAGGCTATTGAGTATCGTAACGAGTAGGAATTGAATAAATATAATATTCCCAAGAGTGTCCGACACTACTGCATATAGGGCAGTATGAGGTGGAAGTGGCTACCACCAAACCAAACGCAAAAACGTGGGTGATAATGTACTCTGAACTTATAGGAAACTATAAGAAGTATAGGATAAAGAGCCTATACGATAACAAATTTGACAATCAACTCCCCAAGTAATATGTTACGCCAGTTCAGTAACAATATGAAAGAGGTAGGAATGGTAGCAGGACAGCTATTTATCCCAATTCTTTCAAAGGTTATGCCGATAGTAAACGGAGTAACTATTGTAATCAAAAGATTATTAGTCAATCTTGCTTCTTTAATGGGCGTTAAGATTGACTTTGAAAGCTTCGGACAAAGTGGCTATAAAGACACATCAGATGGCTTAGAAGATATTTCAAACGGCTACCAAGATGTAGCTGATTCAGCTAAGAAAGCTACATTATCCCTTATGGGATTTGATGAAATAAATAAATTACAGGACGATACAAGCTCAAGCAAGGGTTCAAGCGGCGGTGGCGGTAGCACTATTGATTTGACAGATGATATTGCTAAAGCGGCGGCAGAATATGAAGCGGCGTGGAATAAAGCATTTGCCAATATGGAAAATTCGGCAGTTGCTTGGGCTGATAGAATAGAAAAAGCCATAAAAAAGGGTGACTGGTACGGAATAGGTACTTACGCAGGCAAACAAATAAACAAAGGGATAAATGCTTTTCCTTGGAAAAAAACAGGAGAAGCAATTACAGAAGCTATTTGCAATGTTTTGGATTTTGCAGATGGATTTGTTAGTTCTGTTGATTGGGAACAATTAGGAAGAAATATAATAAAGTTTATTGAAGGTATAGATTTAGGAAAAGGAACTGTAAAAATTTTGGACCTAGCAATTGACTTAGGAGTATCAGCAATAAAATTAATATGGGGTGCTTACCAGGAGATATACGACAAATGGGGAATTGCAGGAATTTTGGCTTCTTTGGTTATTCCGGGCGGAATTCTTACACTTAAATTTATTACGGAATTTTCAGCAAGCATAGATGATAGTAAATATGTAAAAAAAGCAAAAGATGGCATAGAAAATATAAAAATAGCTGCACAAGAAAAATGGAATGAAATTACAGATTGGTGGAATAATACAGCAATCGTAAATTGGTGGAATAATGATGTTATGCCTTGGTTTACTAAAGCGAAGTGGCAGTCACTTGGAGATAATACAAAAGATAGCTTGCAAGATAGCTGGACTTCTTTTAATAACTGGTGGAGTAGTACAGGAATATACAACTGGTGGAACAATAGCGTAGCACCTTATTTTACAAAAGCAAAATGGCAATCTCTTGGAGATAACGCAAAGGGCAGCTTAACTGATAGCTGGACTTCGTTCAATAATTGGTGGAGTGGCACAGGTATATATAATTGGTGGAATAATGATGTTACGTCTTGGTTTGCTAAAGATAAATGGAACAACTTGGGTGATAATTTCAAGTCAAGTCTACAAGATAAATGGTCTGATTTTTCTTCTTGGTGGAGCACAACCGGAATTTACAATTGGTGGAATAATCACGTAGCACCTTACTTTACGGCAGATAGATGGCGTGATATGGCAGATGGAATAAGAGTAGGCATACAAGATAAGTGGAATAATGTAGTTAATTGGTGGGATAGCAAACCATCCCTTAGTGAAATTTCAGTAGCCGTTGAGAACTTTTTTTATAAAGTAAGAGATATGTGGTATAATTTCAAAGATTGGTGGGACAACTTAGGACTTAGCTTTCCACATATAAAAACGCCACATTTCGATATTGATGGCGAATTTAGTCTTGTGCCACCTCAAGTGCCCAAGATAAGTGTTGATTGGTATGCAAATGGCGGCTTTCCAAACAAAGGACAGTTATTCGTTGCTAATGAAGTAGCACCCGAAATGGTTGGTACTATGGACGGAAGAACAGCAGTAGCCAATCAACAAGAAATTACAACAGGTATTGCTAATGCAGTTTATCCAGCAGTATACAATGCGGTTGTAGCGGCTATGTCAGAAGCCAACAACAACGTTAATATAACACTACAAGGTGACGCTGATAAATTGTTTACAATGGTACAGGATAAAGCTAATAACTACACTAATATGACAGGGCAAGCAGCATTCCCTTATTAATTGACAAATAAATAATAAAAGAATATATTTAAAGTACTAAAGATAAGGGGGAATGTATATGTTAAAAAAAGGCTTATATAAAATGCTGGAAGTATTAGGAATAAAGAAAAAACAGCAACCACAAATTCAACGCCCACTAAATCCTAACTTTAAAGGAGTGTACAGAGCGACAGAAAACGGCTTAGTTGAAGTATATTGTCCAAGATGTAGCAGTTGGGACTGCTCTCACACACAGATTACAACAACTGTACCACAGAAAACTAAGACAAGATATACCGTTAATTTGAATCCGTTTAGACCGTTTACGCTGGTTAATAAGAAAGAGAAGATTAAGCAACAGGGCGGAACTTATTCACAACATAGGTTTGTGTGTAACAGATGTGGGCTGATTTTTTGGTAATACATGATTTTAATGGAGCGTATCTTTTCGGTGCGTTCCATTTTTTATTTAAAAGTGCTTGACAATTATTGCAAGGGCAGTTATTATAATAGCATAAATATTGCAAGGGCAATAATTGAAAGGAGTGATTATTATTAGTCCAGCAGGAAGACCACATAAGGAAAACCCTAGAAATGTTAATCTTAATATCAGAATAACAAAAGATGAAGCTAATCGTATTCAGAAATGTGCTGATGAATTGAAATTAACAAGAACCGACACCATTATGAAAGGTATAGGGTTAGTAGAAAAAGAACTTAAAGACAACAAAAAAGAGTAGCAACAAGTCGGTCAAAACTTTTAGTTGCTACTCAAACCACCAATCCGAAAGGAATTGATAAATCTATCATATCAGTTTCTTTCGGAAAATTCAAGAATATTTTCGGAGGAAAAACAAATGAGTAATGTAGAAATCGTAACAAATATTGACATAGCGTCAGAAATTGCACACGCAACAGTAACAGAAGTTTTAGCAAATATGGAAAACGAAAGAGTTTCATATGTTCTTATGGGAGTTTTGCAGCAGATAGAAACCATTCAGGACAATGTTAATAATTTTGATTTAAAGGGACAGGACAAGTCTGCAAAGGAAGTGGCATAATATTATTGCGTGAGGCATTGTGGGCATATACTCCCACTACGCAATAAGTTCTGTTTTGAGCAAATGATAAATTTGTAGGAGGTAAAATAATGAGTTATAATAATCCAACTACAAAAGATGACACTCACAATGAGATTAAGGCACCAATGAACACTAAGAATATTTGCGGCGTAGACTGCTATGAGCAGAATGGCGTTGCTTACTTAAGATTGGAAAATGTTGCTAGAGGACTTGGGTTCACAAGAATAGCCGCAAGTGGTAACAAAGTAATCATGTGGAGCAGAGTTGAGAAATACTTGGAAGATTTAGGCGTACACACTTGTGCGCACGAAGATTTTATCCCAGAAAACATCTTCTACCGACTAGCAATGAAAGCCAAAAACGAAACAGCAGAGAAATTTCAAGCATTAGTAGCTGATGAGATTATTCCGTCAATTCGCAAGAATGGAATATATGCTACTGATAATGTTATTGATGAAATACTGAATAATCCAGACTTTGGAATAGAATTATTAACAAAGTTAAAAAAAGAAAGGCAAGCAAGAGTTGAAGCAGAAAGAAAGAACGCTATCTTAACACACGTCAATAAAACATATACAATGACAGAGATTGCTAAAGAGCTGAACTTAAATTCTGCTATTCAACTTAACAAGTTGCTTGCTGATAGAAAAATTCAGTACAATGTCAATGGAACTTGGGTTCTTTACTCACCATACAGCAGTATGGGATATGAGGAAATTAAACAAGAAATTCTTGACAGCGGTAAAGTAATCTATCATAGACGAATTACCCAACTTGGAAGAGAATTTATACTGCAATTATTCAATAATGTTGCATAAGTTCTCTTGTGAGATATAATAGCTCAAACAGAAAGAAAATTCAATAGCTGTAAGAAATTTACAGCTATAAAAAAACAGAACAAGTTGAATAGACCTGTTCTGATTAGCACATATGAGTACATATAAGTTGCTCACGTCAATAATAACAAATAAATAGCAAAATGACAAGGACATTTCACTTAATCGTGAGGTGTCCTTTTTGTGTGCTTAGAAAGTGAGGTTTTACTATGAATTTTATACAATACATAAAGCAAGCGTGGAAAGCTGGCACTAGCGGCGGCACTCCATTAAGTCCAGATAGACTTAACCATATGGAAGATGGAATTAAGAGTAATAATGATATGATAAGTGAACTAAACAGCAATATAGCTAATAGTGACATTGAGGGAATATTTAATTACCTAGGTCTTGAATTAATCATATACCACAAATTGGGCATATGTTACCTGCATTCCAGCGGCAGATTAACTCAAGCATTTCCAAAAGAATGGACCACAATTGGTGAAATAAGCAATATAAATTACAAAGGTTATGGACACTTAGCCGCTAATACTAGTGGAAAAATAATAAAATTTGCATATATAAATGGAACTCTAAGTGCATATGCACCAAGTTCAACAAATGCGATTGAATATGTACAAGACAGTTGCGTACTTATCTGAATTAACTATTTACCAATTTTTAATTATTAAACTTTAGGGTAATCAGAAAAAAATAAATTATAAAGCTGTACACAATAAAATTTCCACATAGCCATTAAAGTATGTGTTACTACCTGCCCACCCACCAACTTGGCATATATGTCCATCTGATATACCAACCATTGTGTAAGTAATACCAGCATTTCTTCCTAAGTGTTGCCCACATATACCTATTGCTTTATAGCCGGTAGGTAGCGTGAATTCCTTTTCTATTAGGAACGGCTTGTTAGCTTCAATTACTGCATTATCGTAACTAACCTTGATTACTTTAAATAAATTATAAGAATTGCTGTTTAGCTTGCTTATCATATCGTTATTATTCTTAATTCCATCTTCCATATGGTTAAGTCTGTCTGGGCTTATTGAAGTAAATATATAGAAAAGAGGTGATTGAATGATAAGCGCTGTAATTATCGAGGGAGTAACATTCCCAGTAGCATATAACGGCTACACATACAGCAGAAATAAGATATGGTCTAAGAACACAGGAAGAAACGATTATGGAGAAATGGTAGGCACAATCGTGGCTATTAAAGACAAAGTAGAACTGCAATTACCGCCACTTACAGGCGAACAGGCATTGTTACTTGATAATGTGATTAGTGATGAAAATAACCCATTCCCGACAGCACAAGTCCTATTCTTAGGCGGTACACAAAAGGAAATGACAATATACACAGGAGATGTGACATATCCGTATCTCACAAGAGCAAAGAATGAGGATGGATTAATAGTCGGAGCAAAATTAAGCCTAATTCAGAAATAAGGAGATTAACTATGAAAATAACAGGAAATGAAGTTTTAGCACATTATGAAGCGCTTGCAAGTGTAGCACAGCTTAAAATGGGTGGCAGATTAGCAGTTGCCATTATGTCTAACATTAAGATGTTAGAGTCACACTTTAAGGCAGTCGTGGAAACGATAGAAAAGATACGCGAGGAAAATAAAGATAACAACGATAAGATAAAATCAGAACTTGAAGAACTAGGAGAACAGGAGATAGAAGTATCTGAATACACGAAAGTTGATATAAGTGCATTTGATAGTTGTGAAGCTATTGAGCCAGCTAACATTATCGCACTTAGCTTTATGATTAACGATTAATCAGCAGAAAGGAGCAATCCAATAAATGAAAAATATTAATTGGGGTGCGGATTTCAATTTGCTGTATGCAAGATATTACAGCAAATATTTAGTTGACGGAAAAGAATACAATCAGACACTTAATGAGTTTAAGTACAGCAACATAATCAATCCGAACAATAGCATTTCGATAGGTAATACTTGCAGTAGTAGTGTTACCTTTTCTATTTATAATCCAGAAATCACGCTTGAAAATAAGGATATAACCATTTTTGAGGGTGTTAAGGGCGATAGCGGCATTGAGTATGTACAGACAGGCATATTTACTGTAACTAAAGAAGAAAGTAACGGCGAATACACTAAGTACACAGCTTATGACAAGATGTACAAAGCTGAAAAAGGGTACTTCTCTAAATTAACTTATCCTAGTACAGACAAGGCTATTTTAGAGGAGATTTGCATAAAATTAGGCATAAAGTTAGCAACTAGCATAACAAACACACATACAATTACAGATAAGCCACAAGGCTATACAATGCGTGAAATGATAGGTTATATGGCTATGCTACAAGGTGGAAATGCGGCTATTAATTCTGACGGAAACCTTGAAATAAAGTGGTACAAAGATAGCGGTTATGTGCTTGACGGACATCAATACTATCAGCAAGGGGTTACTTTTACCACTAGCAAAGATTTTACGATAAGAAAGCTGACTTGTAACAATACAAAGTCTGGTGATAAGGAAACTAGCACAATCACTAGCGGCAGTGGTACAACTGGACTTAGCTTTGCTAATCCATTTATGACACAAGCTAACTTAAATGAGATTTATAAAAAGATAGGCGGCTTTCAGTTTAGACCGCTTACAGTTAAGTTTGTCGGTGACTGGCGGCTTGAAGTAGGTGACATTATAACTGTCAACAAAGGTGGCGTTGACTACAAAGTGCCTATAATGCAGATAACACACGAATGTGATGGCGGCTTAATGGACACAGTTACATCTATCGGACAATCTGACACAGAAAACAGTAATATTGCTAGCGGTCCGATAACAAAGCAAATGGAACGATACTACGCTGATTTAGTCTTAATCAACAAGGCAGTTATCGAAAATGCCGATATAACTAGTGCTAATATTGAGAGTTTAAAAGCACATCAAGCGTATATCGACCAATTAAAGGCTAATAAGATTGAAGCTATTACAGCAGATATTGTTAATTTGACAGCAAGTAAAGCTACAATTAATGAAGCTAATATCGCTAAGTTACAAGCAGATTATGCACAGGTAGGCGTGTTAAATGCAGATGTAGCAGACATTAAGACCTTAATGTTTGGTTCTGCGACAGGTAAAAGTTTAACAACAGAATTCGCTAATGCAGTTGTAAGTGTTATCGGCAATGCACAGATTAAAGACGCTATGATTGACAGCATAGCTGCAAGCAAGATTACAGCACTTGACCTTAACACGACTAAATTTAAGGTTCATAGTGAAAATGGAATGTCTTATTGGCAAGACAATACAATTATCATCAAAGATACTGACAGAATAAGAGTTCAAATAGGTAAAGACGCTAATTCGGACTACAATATGTATGTCTGGGATAAAGCTGGCAATCTTATGTTTGATGCCTTAGGACTTACTGAAAAAGGTGTTACGAGGAAAGTTGTTCGTGATGATGTTGTTCAAGATAATGCTAATATCAATGCAAGCAAGCTGGATATTGAAACACTATTTAGTGTTATCAATAACGATAACACCCATACACTTAAGAGCAATAAAATTTATCTGGACAACGAGGGACAGACACTTAATGTCATTATGCAAGCTATAACAAGTGGTGCTGGCAAAGATTATACTCAATGGGGCGGTATGATGAAAGTTGCTAGTGATTTTATCACTAACAAGTTGTGGTGGACTAGCAATGTTGATACTGAAAGCATTCAGACTAAGTTTTCTACTGTTAATCAGAAGCTAGATAGCTACGAAATAACATTATCTGACTTATACCAACAAACGAACGATAATTTTATGGTGTATACAGTAACAGCAACGCCTACAAAAGATAATTATCCAGCCGTTGACTGGTTCATATCCATATATCCGTCAGACGATTTATTTCCAAGTGATAATCTTACTTGGACTTACAGCAATGATGAATATGCTAAACATCGCGGAGCGATAGCATACAACGAAACAGCTCAAAAAACTTGGCGTTGGGCTAAAGATGATAAAGGTAATTGGGGTTGGAAAGAGGTATCTAACACACAATTAGCTTATATGCTTAATCAAAACGCTAGTCTTAAGATTAATCTTAATAGCATATCAACAGAATTAACACAGACAAAGAAAAATCTGACAGATAATTATAGTACAACAACTACTATGATTAACAAAATTACGCAGGAAATTAATGATAATGGTTCAAGTATTAGTTTGGCGCTTAGTGGAACTTACGCTAAGTCAAGCGATTTAGAAAGTTATGCAACTAAAACAAGCCTTGATTTATATATCAAAAAAGACCCTAAAACAGGCGAGCTTAAGAGTGCTATCGAAGCTATTGCAGATACAATAAATATTACTGCAAGGGGTGGGCTTAATTTAAGTGGCAACAGGTTTACATTAAACAGCACGAACGCCAGCATTACAGCAGACGGAACTATAACTTGTAGCAATCTGATTGCCAACGGCGGAAACGTTGGCGGCTGGAAAGTGTCTAAAGATTCAATAAGTACAATATTTAAGCAGAATAATGACTTATTCAGAATTGCATTACAAATACCTGGTGATATTACACCATATGTTTTTTCGGTTTTTCACGGAACTGAAGATGAGGGATACAGCAAAAGTCCTAATTTTTATATAAGTCAAACTGGTAAACTATATGCAACTAACGCACAAATTACAGGAAGCGGCTATTTTTCGTCTGGCACGATTGGAGGCTGGGACATCAGCAAGTCTTCTATCTATAAAGATTACGGCAAATATAGAACTTATATACAGGCACCCGCTAATTCCGAAGCTTGGACATTCTCTTGCCAAGAAGAAAGAGATGGGGCATATTATGGTAATTGGTACGTTCGTGCGGATGGATATATGTATGCTTCTAAAGGTCAAATTGGCAATTTCTCAATTGATAATGGTATATTGTCGACATATCAAAATAATGGAATTAAAGGAATGTCGATAGACCAAAATTACATTAAATTCTATTCTTGGGTCGACGATTACGAAAATTATGTAGGTTCGATAACTACAACAAGATATTATACTAGCAATAATGAAGTAAGAAGAGCTTTAGTGCTAAATGCAGATTATGGAGATGTTGTCGGAATAAATTGTACAAAAGAGAAAACAGAAAATACGGAATACGAATTCGTTATAAGAATAAACAACGATTTAAACAAATCATTAGAGTTTTTTTCGCCCAATATTTCGATGAATGGCGGTTATCAAGATAACGTAAAAAAACCAACGACACTTACAGTATATTGCTATAATCCAAATTCGGGAAAAGACACACAAAATGTCAGAATTACAAATACAGAGGACAGACACTACGAGAACTGCGAACTGTCAGTATATGGAAGTGCATACATAGGATATGATTTGCGATGTTTCGGGTCAATTTATGGAACAATTGCTTCTGATTCAGACGAGAACGTAAAAAAAGATGTTCATTTATTGAATTCAGAAGACTCTTCTGAATTTATCTACAATTTAAAACCTTGCGAATTTAAAATGATTAACGGTACTTCTAATCGCTATCATCACGGATTTATTGCACAGCAGGTTAAAGAAACTATGAAAGATGACTGGGGATTATTTATCGATAAAAAGATTAATAATGATAACTACGAAACACAAGTCTCAGACGAAAACGGAAATACAACTAAAGAGCTAACAGCAAGATACGCATTACGCTATGATGAATTAATAGCGGATATAGTTGCGACTGTACAATCGCAGAATATGCGTATTAAAAAATTGGAAAAGCAATTAAGCAATTAAGGACATCTTCGGGTGTCCTTTTTTAATGCGAATTAGGAGGTAAAACACAATGTTAGACATCAACTCATCAATTCAGAAGAACGGAACATTATCCGTTCAAAACTCAGATGGAGCACTTAAACAGGTAGCTTATCTGTCAGCTACAATCAGCGAAAGCGGCACAGTTAGTATGTCAGCTAGCTTCAATGATTTTGCGGCATACTTGGCGAATGATATAGCACTAGACAGCGAGCTTAAGAGCTTTCTTGATGGCGTTAAAAATACTTACAAGGCAACATACAGCACAGAAGATAACACAGTTAGTTCAGATGCAACAGGAACAGTAGAAAGTGAGGTATTTTAATTATGATTAAATGTGGAGATTTTTCAGCGTGGAATGGTGTAGTTGACTGGAACAGAGTTAAGGCGGCAGGACTTACTCACGCAGTCCTAAAGGTAATCAATAAACAGCTTGAACCAGATGAGCAATTTGAAAATAACTGGCGTGGTTGCCAGCTCTCTGGCGTGCATATTTGCGGTGTATACAACTATGTTTACACACCGACAGTAGAAGAAGCTATTGCGGCGGCTAAGAGAGTGCTTGAAGTGCTTGACGGACGTAAGGTAACTGTCTGGATGGACGTTGAAGATACTTGTATGCGAAACTTAGGTTCAGAGCTTATCGACATTATCAAGGCTTACAAAGAGGTTATTGAGGGTGCAGGATATGACTTTGGCGTATATACTGGCTTATCATTCTATGGTAGTTACATCAAGCCCTATACAGACCCTAGCGACTTAGATTGTCCGTTCTGGATAGCACGTTACTACTTAGGCTATGATGAAATGCAGTTAAATGATGATGTTAACACAGACAAGACACCTAACATTGACCATTACCTTGCAGGTTGGCAGTACACATCAAGCGGCGTTGTTGACGGAGTAGACGGAGTTTGCGACTTATCAGAATTCTATGGCTTTCATAATGAAGAAGATAATACAGAAGATAACAGCGAAGAAGATAACACAGAGGATAGCACAGATGAACACGTATATGCTACATACGCCGCTTATACCGATAGATGGTGGGGTGAAGTAGAAGATAGAGAAGATTGGGCTGGTGCAGGTGACAATAAAGCTATCACAGCACTTATTATCAAGGTTAGCAGAGGTTCAGTTAAGTACAGAGTTCATACACTTAATGGTGATTGGCTTCCTTATGTTACTGGCTTTGATTATGATGATTTTGAGAATGGCTTTGCAGGTGACCAGCGTACACCAATAGATGCCGTAGAAATCATCTACTACACACCAGAGGGTGAGCCTTGGAAGTATGCAAAGTATATGGTATCTGTATTCAACAACCGCAACTTCTATCCAGAGCAGATAGATGATGAAACATCGAACGGAATGGACGGATATGCAGGTGTTATGGGTAATGCAATCGATAAGTTCCAGTTAGTTGTCGAATAAAGTCGAAATAACACGACCGAAAGTATTTGAAATATACTAACGATAAATGTATAATAAACTTGTCTTTGAGAAAAGACCCTTAAACATTATCAAGTTCTGGCAGGCGATATTGTTTGATTGGCGTTGGCAATATCGCCGCTACACTTGACACTATAGAACGTGTGTTCTATAATAATCGTATCGCTATCAAACGTGCAAGGGCAAGAGAGGGGAGTGCAGGTTTATGAGTAATGAGGAATACAGGCGAATAATAATAGAAACAGTCAATAACTGTAATAATAAAAGATTTTTAAAGTTTTTATATGAATTAATTATATCATTCAAAAAGAAATGGGGCATTTAATGCCCCTCTTTCTCATACCAATAGGCTATATTGTCAAATATAGTTTGTTGATGTTCTTTATTAAGCTTCATTAACTTCTTAACACTATCCAACATTTTCTTATCTGACATTAAGTCGGGAATGATATCAGCATTATCAGTAGATAAATTATCTTCCCACCCCATTAAATATGATGGAGAAATATCAAGAATCTGTGCAGCAATCTGAATTTTATCACTTGGTATGTTTGTTACGGCATTGTTTTCATACTTATATAATGTCTGTTTAGAAACGCCCATCTTTTTAGCCAACTCTACTTGTGACATATTGTTAAGCTCTCTTTGTTCCTTAATCCTATCTCCAACAGTTTTAATCATTAGTGTTTCCTCCTTTCCTATCGGTAACTTGATTATAGCACAAAAAAGTTACAAGTCAAGAAAAAAATAACTTGACAAGTTACTTTTGCGGTGTATAATAAGAGTAACTTCAAAAGTTACGAAGTTGGAAAGGAGATGAGAAGATGGTTGATACAAATAAGCTTCGTGGGATTATTGCTGAAAACGGAAAAACGCAGACAGAAGTTGCACAAATGATAGGTGTAACACCCAAGACTTTCTATTTACGAATGCACAAGGGCGTTTTTGGCAGTAACGAAATTCAGATTATGATTGATAATTTGAATATTGAAAATCCTATGGAGATTTTTTTTGCAAAGAAAGTAACTTCACAAGTTACTGGAAAGGAGTAAGAATGAGTAAAATTAAAAAATGTGTAAGCATATTTTTGAATAAGCATTTTGTGAAATGGAAATTTTTACAGAGTACATTTGTTATTCCATTTCAAAAAAATGGGAAGATGTATTTGCATATTTCACAGGTTTGTGAAAACGGAACAAGAGTTATAAAAAGAACTTTCCTCATTGAGCATTTGGTTGATGATAACTTGGCGGTTACGAACCAAACACTCGCAGAGGAAGAAAGAGTGTTTAAAAACCCTACATTATTTTAATCCATGTAGTATATCCACACTCATCGCACTCTGGTAATGTTTCACCACGATGTTTTATAGAAACAATTCCGTTGTCGTTTTCGTTACCACACTGCATACATACATATGTACCACAGTTTACAGTGTCGTATGTACTAAATGTTTCAGAGTAATGATTATCCATATTTTCACCTCTTTTCTCAATAGAATAAGAGGATTATATCACAAATTACAGATTGAGAGGTAATAACAATGAATGAAGTTCAGATTGATTTATTAAAAAACTATATACTTGAGGATTTAGAAAAAGCAAGAAAAAGCGACATATCTGCAAAAGAAAAGGCAGAATTAGAAATTTCAGCTTTAAGAGCACTTGTAGAGCTAGAAAACAGTCCGGTAGCCGCAAGAATTGACAAGGCTTATGAAGCTTTTACGACACAGCAGAATAAAATAGATATTAATAAAAATTTTTATGATAAGGTTACTGAATATTGCAACGAAAAGAAAATGCCAATATCAGTATTTGAGAAAATGTGCAGCATTGGTAATGGAACGTGTGGTCGTTGGAAAGATAGTATGTCATCTCCAACATTAACTACTATACAGAAGATTGCAGAAGCAACAAAAATTCCGATTGAAAAATGGGTTAGATAAGAAAGGGTATATTTATGGAGTTACAGATTTTTAGCAATTCAGAGTTTGGAGAAATCCGAACCATTACTAAAGATGATGAACCTATGTTCTGCTTGGCTGATGTGTGCAAGGCATTGGAAATATCAAATGTAGGAAATGTTAAGCAGAGGTTATCTGAAAAGGGTATCCATACTGCGGATACCCTTACAAAGGGTGGAATGCAGAAGATGATATTTATTAGCGAGGCTAATCTTTACAAGACAATCTTTCAGAGCCGTAAAGAAAGTGCAGAGAGATTTACAGATTGGGTTACAGGAGAGGTACTTCCGTCAATCAGAAAGACAGGCAGTTATCAGAAAAAGTTATCCCCACAGGAAATGATGAGAATACAGCTAGGTATGTTAGATGATGTGTCAGACAGAGTGTCTAAGTTGGAAAATACAATGAACATTGATTACGGACAGCAGAAAGTGCTTAATGACTTAGTATCAGCAAGGGTAATAAAAATCTTAGGCGGTAAAAACAGTAACGCTTACAAGGAAATAAGCAGAAAAGTATTTGCAGAAATTAATCACGATTACAAGGATTATTTCAATGTTAATTCAAGAGCCAACACACCAAGGCTTAAGAATGAACAGGCAGTTGAATATATTAAAAACTGGATGCCAAGCACTAACACAATGATGTTAATAAAAGATTGCAATGCACAGATAAACTTAGAGAACTGATGATTAAGCGGAGGATTGTTTTATGGAAAAGGAAATACAGGCAACACCACAATATAGCATATCAGTAGAAGAACTGATTGCGGAAAGAAATAAGTTAGAAGTCTCTATTGCAGCATACAAGAAAGCTAAGAGAGACAGCAAGATAGCTGAATATTTATGGATGTTATCAGCAATATTATTTATTGTGTCAATGATATTTCAGCTCATTAATTAGAAAGGAGTTTTAGCAGATTGATATTTATTATTTCTGAAAAAGGCGAAAGAGAGCAGATTAATGAGGTAGAAAAGCTTGAAATCCTGGCACATATTGGCAGAAGAACAAGTTACCTCTTAGGAAGAAATAAACATTGTGAGCCATTAAGGAGCATAGTTACAAGAGATATTTTAGGGCAGTTAAAGCACGAATACGGGTGTGGTTTGAGTGAACTGAAAAAGAAGTACATAGCAGACACTCACGATTATATCGACTGCTACGAACTGCCTATGATAATGAAAGAGAGATATAAGCTATGATACAGGGGTTTATGTTGGGTGTTGTTGTCGGAATGATACTAGAAACTATATGTATTGTAGTTACAACATTAAAGATTAAAGCAAAAGAAAGGAAAGAACAATATGAAACAGGTAAACGAGAAAGTAATAACAGTACAGGATTACATTGATATGTACGAGAAAAAGGATATGTATACAGTTATTGACGGCGGTAAGGTTGTTGGATTTGTAGAAAAAGAGAAGGAGAACTAAAGATGAAAGAGAGAAATAACAATATTACAGCTTTTGGGTTAGTTGCAGAAGAGCCAGTTTTCAATCACGAATCAAACGGAGAGGACTTTTATAAGACTTTTATAACAGTTAGAAGAACTAGCGGAACTTTTGATACGCTGCCAGTTGTTATATCTGACAGAATTATTGATATGAAAGAAATTAAAGTAGGCGATTGCGTGATGATTACAGGACAGGTAAGAAGTCATAACCTGCACATAGGAGAAAAAAGTAAGTTAGAGCTTTTTATCTTTACTGAAAATATAGAGATATATGAAAACGAGGAAGAACTACCTTTTAATAATGATGTAGTTCTTAGAGGTTTTATTTGCAAAGAACCTATATACAGGGTAACGCCACTTGGAAGAGAAATAACAGATGTTCTCATAGCTATTAACAGAGCATATGGCAAGTCTGACTATATACCTTGCATAACTTGGGGCAGAACAGCTAAGTTTGTCGGTCACTTGCCAGTAGGAACACATATAGAAATGACAGGTAGATTCCAGTCAAGACCTTATACAAAGAAGATAAGCGAAGATGAAGTTGAAAACAGAGCAGCTTACGAGGTATCAGTAGGCAGAGTTGAGATTATAGAAGAAAAGGAGAATGCTGATGAATAGTGATATTACAGTTTCAGAATTAGCTAGTATGGCAGCAAACAATGAAAAGCGTTGCCAAGTATGGCATCCAGTTCAAGGCGTTATCTTTGACGGCACATTTGATGAACTTGACAGACGGCATTATCTTGCGGATAAGACAGTTGATAACTTCTCAATAGAAGATGATGTATTCATTATGAATATATAAATAAGGAAAGGATATGTTTATGGAAAGAGCAGTTTTAAAAAAGGTAGTACTTGAAAACTTTATGTGCTATGCACACGCAGAATTTGATTTTTACGCCATTACAAAGATTATGGCTAAGAATGGCAAGGGCAAGTCAACTATTGCCACAGCTTATCTGTGGTGCTTGTTTAATTGTGATTATGAATTAAAGGATAATCCAGTTGTAAGACGAGAGGTTGATGGAAAGTCCGTTGATGATATGGACACAAGCGTTGAACTTACACTTGATGTTGACGGAAAAGAAATAACTATGAAGAAAGTACAGAAGCGTACTTACAGCAAAGATGGCAGCAGTTATAAGGACGATAACAAGTACTTTATTAATGATGTGCCTAAGACATTAAAGGACTTCAATGCGTACCTTGATGTTGATATGAATGTATTTAAGATGTGCAGCAATGTAAATGCTTTTCTTAATCAGAAACCGGCTGAAATGAGAGAATGCTTATTTGGTTTAGTAGGAGATGTTACAGGCCTTGAAATAGCTTCACAGAAAGCCGAATTAGCTGAATTAGTTCCTTTATTGGAGAAATATACGACAGAAGAATTATCCGCTATGAATAAGGCTACCAAGACCAAGATTACAAAGGATTTGCCTATTCTTGACGGACAGATTAAGGAAAAGGAAAGAGATATTCAGCTTAAACAGGCTATTGAAGTATCTGACCTTGAATTACAGAAGAACAGCCTTAAAGAACAGATTGCTGATTGCGTGGCAAAACAGACTGACAATGACAAGCTGATGGCTGAATATGACAAAGCTAGTTCAGATGTCCTTAACTTGAAGTTTGAACTTAGTGATATGTCACGCAAAGCTAATGAAGAAAATATCAAGGCTAGGAGAAAACTTGAATCACAGATTAGTAACCTTAATTATGTGATTGAGGATAGCAAGAAGTCAATCAGCAACGCAGAAGATGTTGTTAGTTTTGATAAGGACAAGATAGCTGAATATCAGAAAACACTTGATGATAGCAGAACCGAATGGAAAGCTGAAAAAGAGCGTGTATTTGACGAGAATAATCTTATTTGCCCTTATTGTAAACAGGAATACCCAGAGGAAAAGAAAGAGAAACTAAAGGCAGATTTTAAGGCACATAAAGAAACTGAACTTAGCAGAATTACCGATAAGGGCAACACAGCTAAGAAAATGCTTGATGAAATCAAAGGATTGTTAGTTGAAGCTGAACAGGAATTGGCTGACAGAAAGCAGAAGTTAGAAAAACATTTAGTGGATTTAACAGACCTTGAAAAGCAGTTATCAGAACTTCCGCAGGAAATTGATGTAACAGCCACAGAAGAATACAAGGCACTTGAACAGAAGATTGCAGAAAAAGAACAGGCTATGCACAAGGCTAATGATATTTCAACAGTTAAGGCAGAATTAAAGGTACAGGAAACAGCTTTAAGGCAGCAGTTAGCAGAATGTGAAAGCCAGATTGCAAAGTCTGATACGGCAGCAGACGAACAGCGACTTGAAGAATTAAAGCAGACAAGGATTGATTCTGAACAGAATAAAACTAATGCGGAGAAAATCCTTGACTTACTTGATGAACTGGATAAGGCAAAGAACGAAGCCTTAACAGAAGCGGTAAACAGTCATTTTGGGTTAGTTAAGTGGCAGTTGTTTACTTATACAAAGTCTGGTGGTTACAAGAGCTGTTGTATACCTACTGTTGACGGAAAGAGTATTTTAACAACTATGTCTAACAAGGGTAACAGGATTTTAGGCAGAGTCGATATTTGCAGTTCAATTCAGAAGATTAGCGATATATCAGTGCCTATTATCTTAGATGATTCTGAAAGCCTTAGTACGGACAATCAGAAGAAAGTTGCTGAAATGGTAGATAGTCAGTTGATTATGCTGATTGTAAATGACAGTGAGAAATTAGAGATTATGGAGGGGATAATATGAAGCTCTATTTTTATAAAATAAATACAGATGAAAGATATGGAAAAGTAGGAATTGCAGTACAGGTTTGTGAAGCGGAAGAGAAACCTAAGACATACAAGTCTGCTGATAGAGTTTTTCCAAACTACTTAAGTATAGTAAGAAAAGATGAAGAAGGGCAGATATTGCATTTTGATTGTCTATTCCTTACAGAACCTAACTTTGAGTATGCCAAGGAGAAATTTAAGAAGCGGGCAGAATCAAGGGTTGCACAGGCAAAAGAAAAACTTGAAAGAGAAGAAATGGAATTGAAGATAGTCGAAGAAAGCGAGGAATAATTATGGCAGAGAATAATACGGCGGTTACAGAAACAAAAGAAGCTGAAAGCAGAGAGCTTGTAGCAAAGGATTTTACAGAGGGAATGGTTGTTAAAATTAAGCAGAAAGAGAAATTCGGCTTAACATTCCCTAAAGATTACAACTATACAAATGAGTTTATGTCAGCAATGCTGATATTGCAGGACACAGTAGATATGAATAAGAAGCCTGTATTACAGAGTTGCACAAGGGCAAGTATTGAGAATGCACTTGTTGAAATGGTTACGAACGGACTTTCAATGCAGAAGAAACAGTGCTACCCAGTTGCTTATGGCGGCAAGCTACAGTGTCAGAAGTCAGTGTATGGAAACACTTGTATAGCAAGGAGATTCGGACTTAAAGACATTAACGCAGCGGTCATTTATAAAGGGGATGTATTCAAGTACCACAAAGAGGACGCAAAAACAATTATTGATTGCCACGAACAGAGTTTTGAGAACATTGACAATGATAAGATTACCGGGGCTTATGCAGTGGCGATTATGGATGACGGAGAGAAGATAGCAGAGGTTATGACTATTGCACAGATTAAGCAGGCTTGGAAACAGGGATATGGCTACAAAGAGAATGGCAATGGCGCTCATCAGAAATTTGCTGACCAGATGGCTATGAAAACTGTTAAAAATAGGCTTCTTAAATATATCAATAATTCTCATAGTGGTAATGAAAATGAGGATTATGAGGAAATCAGCCACGATAAAATGCTTGAACAGGATGTTGCTTACGACATTGAACAGAACGCAAATAGCGTTGATTTTGAAGAAAGCGACATTATCGAGGGTACAGCCACAGAAGTAACCGAAGAGCAGACAGAAGATAGCACATTACCGCCATTCATGCAGGCAGAATAGGAGATTGAGTATGAGAGTAATTTCACAGGACGGAACGATGGATGTTCCATACGAAAATGTAGTCTTGTATCAAGATGAAAAAGAAATAATGTGTATATTTAGCGGGGTATATATCGGGAGAAAATTGGCACGATACTCCACCACAGAAAAGACTGAAAAGGCTATGGAAATGCTGAGGGAAGCATATGTCGGTATGCCTATCGTAATGCAGAATGTTGATATTTCAGACGATGTGGCAAAGGAATTTGAAAGATTAAAGAAGTGCGGTGTTATGGTGCAAACAGAAAATCAGCCGTCAAAAGTAGATTTTATCAACAATGCTGTTTTTCAGTTCCCACAGGATGATGAAATCGAGGTGTGAGTATGGCAAAACACACAATGCAGGAATTATACCAATGGCAGGCACTACCGCTGAATATCAAAGTCAGAATGACAGCGGAGAGAATAAGAAACTGGGTAAATGAATTTGGCGAAGATGGCGTGTATCTGTCATTTAGCGGTGGCAAGGATAGCACAGTTTTAGGACACATAATCAGAGAAGTTTGCGGATATAAAAATATCCCTTTTGTGTTCGTAGATGTTCCGACACAATATCCAGAGTTAAAGCAGTTTGCCAAGGCTTTTGATAATCTTGTGATTTTAAAACCAAAGATTTCATTCGCAGAAGTTTGTGAAAAGTATGGATTTCCAATGATTAGCAAGGAAGTGTCAAATTGTGTAAGTGGTGCGAGAAAATATGTTAAATACCTTGGCAGTCAAAAATCTAACAGCACAATCTTAACAGACAGACAGACAGACAGACAGACAGTTCCGTATGCTTGCTATATGGCAGACCTATTAGGAATAGACAGGAGAATAGACAAGCAGAACGAACAGTACAAAAGTTTGCAGATGGGGGTTATCCCTAGCGGTTCAGAATATAGGTCACGCAGATTGAATGGGGAATTGACAGATAGCAAAGGCAATTATAGTCAGTTTAATCAAGAGAAATATAAGTTCTTTCTTGACGCACCATTTGAGATAAGCGACTTATGTTGCGACATTATGAAGAAAAAGCCTGCACACGATTACGAAAAAGAAACAGGCAGAAAGCCGATTATAGCGACTATGGCAAGCGAAAGCGTTATGCGTACGCAGAAATGGCTACAGGACGGCTGTAATGCTTTTAATGTTACAAGACCGCATAGCAACCCTATGAGCTTTTGGACTGAACAGGATATATTGCTTTACATAAAAGAAAATAATCTGCCTATTTGTTCAGTTTATGGCGAAGTAGTCACAGATTATGAAGCTATGGGGCAATGCGAAAATCAGATGTCATTTGCTGATTTTGGGATTTTTGATAAGGAAAGACCATCGCTGAAAACAACAGGATGCCAAAGAACCGGCTGTGTACTATGCGGATTCGGATGTCACTTAGAGAAAGAGAGCAGATTTTTAAGGCTGAAAGAAACACATCCTAAATTCCATAATCTGCTATATATCTTGAAAAACAATGGTGTGACATACGCAGAAGCTATTGATTGGGTGAACGAACACGGAAATATGAATATTAAGTATTAAGGAAGTAATTTTATGAAGCTAAAATGTTTAGGCTCATCATCAGCCGGAAATTGCTATCTGCTAACTTCCAACAGCGGAGAAACACTTATCCTTGATTGTGGAATACCGATTAAGGAGATTAAAAAAGGCTTAGATTGGAATATTAAAGATGTTGTGGGTGTCTTATGCACCCATAAGCACCTTGACCACAGCAAGTCATTAAAAGATTTTGAAACTATGGGTATTCCCGTATGTAAGCCATACGAAACTTTACTTATGAATCAGTTTCTAGCAAATTCTTATTTTACTGTAAGAGCGTTTGACCTAACAACGATAGATGGAAGCTGGACGCATACAAATGCAGATGGAACACCTTGCCCGATATTCGGCTTTCTGATTACACACAACGAAATGGGAAGAATGCTTTACATAACCGATTGCGAGGTTGTCAAGTGGAAGTTTAAAGACATAAATCACATTCTCTTAGGTGTGAATTATGACAAGAATTTAATCGACAGAGACAACACAGGCAAAGCTAACCACGTTTTCAGAGGTCACTTATCCATTGACACAGCTTGCGATTTTGTTAAAGCGAATTATTCAGATAACTTGCAGAACGTCATAATGTGCCATTTATCAAGTGAAAATTCTGATAGAGATAGTTTCATCGAGAAAATGAAAAAAGTTGCTTGTGGGGCGAACGTAGATGTTGCGGAGCGTAACAAGGAATGGATTTTAAGGAAAGGAGATGAATGTCCGTTTTGATTAGTTTTACAAGTGGAAATTCAGATAATACAACAGAGGCAGTACATGGGCTTGATATTTTTACAAAGAATTGGTGTATGATGGCAATTATACAGATGAATATGTCAGGCATTTTTTCAACAAATTATCTGAATTAAGAAGTGGTATTGATAATGCTCACGCTGGCGACTGCCAGCACAACAGCAATTCAAGAGATAATGAGTTTTGTTGCAGATGTGATAGTAAAGTTTCAGAAAATGATGATACAAAAAACAAAGTTACATCTCTGGAAATTATTGTAAGGATGATAGACAACAAGCCATATTACGAAATCAAGTACAAAAAAGTCGGCGAATATTATTATCATATAGGTTACAGTTCATTCAATATTGATAATGTATTGAAATGGCGTGATGAGTGTTTTGAACTTGTGGAAAGTGATAGAGAGGAGTGAGAAAAGTGAAAATTTTAACAGTTAGTGATTTGATAAAAATTCTTGATACAAAAGAAAATAGATATGGTGCTACAGGAAAACCGAGAATGTTGGATTTATCTTTAAATGGCATTTTTGCTGGCAGTATTGAATCTGTAAAGCTAGATGGTTATGGAGATGGACTTATTACGGATGTGACGATGGAGATTACCTCATCTAAATTCACAACAACCAATGCCGACAGGATAAGGAATATGTCGGATGAAGAGTTGGCAGAATTTCTTGTCGGATTTAAAAACGCATTCGGGGAGGAATACGAAGGAGAAGCTAGTTGTATGGATTGGCTTCAATCAGAAGCGGAATAGGAGAGAATATGAAGTATATAAGTAATGCAAAATATGGAGAGCCAGTTGAAACAGGAACTATCTACAGAGGCGACAATAAAAGATTAGGTATATGTGTTCATACACTATGTGGTTGTGGAGAAACACTATATATGAATTGTCAGACACTAGGTATTGTGGATAGAAAATTAAACAGTACATCTATAATGAGTGCGATAAGCGAAGCTCAATTATTGGTGAAACGGGAGCTTGATTTACTTAGCAAGGAACTTAATTCTATATTGAACAGTGAGATAGAAATATCAAGGTATTAGAAAGTGAGGAAAAGTAATGAATCGTATAATTTTATGTGGAAGAGTTGTTAGAGAGCCAGAGATTAGATATTCACAGACAGTAAACGGAAGTATGGCAGTAGCAAGATACACATTAGCTGTTGACAGAGCTTTTAAGAAAGAGGGCGAACAGGCAGCAGACTTTATTAACTGTATCGCATTTGGCAAGAACGGAGAGTTTGCAGAGAAGTATTTACATCAAGGAACTAAGATAATTGTTGAGGGCAGATGGCAGACAGGCAACTACACTAACAAGGACGGACAGAAAGTCTACACTAATGATTGCGTTGTTGAAAGACACGAGTTCTGCGAAAGTCGTACTAATCAGCAGAGCAACAATAATGGAATTATGGGCGGTAATGCTAGTTCAGACAGCTTTATGTCAATTCCAGATGGTGTGGCTGACGAGGGATTACCATTTAATTAAAGAGGTGTGAGTATGACAGAAAATGAAGCAATCGAATTTATGAAAAGGTATTTAGATGCTGAGTGTTATACAGATAAATGCGTAAATGCACATATTATAGCAATCAAGTCACTTGAAATAATCAAGAAACTATCTGACCGCAAAATGACAACAGAAGTCCTTGAAAACTATATGCAGTTTGAAGATGAATGTGTTAAGAAAGGCTTTGCATTTAAGAGTGTGATTGAAGCTAGAGAGAAGCAGATAGCTAAGAAACCGACATATGAGGGCGATGGATATGCCCCAGACGGAACGCTTGTATATGATACTTGGATTTGCCCTTGTTGCGATAAGAGATATGAGGTTGATTATGATGATTATGATTACTGCCCGAGCTGTGGTCAAAAATTAGATTTAGATAGGAGTGATGAAGAATGAGATTGATTGACGCAGATAAATTATTAGAGCTGATAAAAGAACAGAAAGAACGAGAGATAGGAGCATACGCAAAAGGCGTAAATGCTGGTCTGAATACCGTAAAGAGTATTATCAATGATGAAACACAAACTCCAACTGCCTATGATGTGGATAAGGTTGTAGAGCAGTTGAAAACAGACTCTTCTGTAAGATTGTATGGAAGCGGCAACAGCAATAATTATCTTATTCCTCTTGAAAAGGCAATAGATATAGTAAAGGTAGGAGACAATATATGAGATTGATTGATGCAGATAAACTAATTGAGGATATTCACAAAAGAAATTATATCGATAAGGCTTTATCTGAAATACTTGAAACTATCATTAATGAACAACCAACGGCTTTTAGTATGGGGGCTAAACCTATTGATAATTTTATAAATCCTTTTGAAGCAAAGGCAGGTGGCAATTCTTGAGTTATCAGAACATAGCAAGAGTCAAGGCGATAGAGAAAAGTAATAGGCAAAGGCTACTAAAGATAAATCCACAACTTGATGACGAGAGCGGCATTTACTTTTTAACTAGAATTGACGAGAATGGCATTCCTTATTTTTACATCGGGCAAGCACTACACCTATCGCAGAGGATGTGTGGACACCTTGTAGGGTATCAGCACATAGATTTATCAATCAAGAAAAGAGGATTTTACAGTGAAGAAAATCCCTATGGCTGGAAACTTAATTTCATTCATTATCCAGCAAATGAGCTTGATAAATGGGAACAGTACTGGATTTTGGAGTACACCAAGAAAGGTTATCAGTGTAGATATAACAAGACAGCAGGCGGTCAAGGAGAGGGCAAGGAGAAGATAAATGAATTTAAACCCTCTAAAGGTTATCGTGACGGCATACAGCAAGGCAAAAAGGTGTTAGCAAGGCAATTATCCTCTATCGCTGAAAAGCACCTTAAAATCGAAATTAGAGACGATAAGGCCAATAATAAGGTGTCGCAGAAACAGTATGAGAAATTTATGGATTTATTGAAAGTGGGTGGTTCAGAATGAAGATTTTAAGCAAGAAGAAATACAACAAACTCATTGAAGATTTTGAGGAATTGCAGAAAAAGGTCGAGGAACTCAAAAGGATAAATGAGAGCATCGGAAAAAAGTTGGAAGATAATAAGACCGGTTGCAGGCTGAATAAAGGTAGTCAATTTTGCTTCGACTGTAAAAATTCTTACAGATACAGAACTTATATGGGAATGGGAGAAGTTGAACAGTGTGGTTGCTTGCTTGATGTGTCTTGCGAGAATTTTGAGAGGAAAGAAAGCGAGTGATTCAGAATGAAAAGAAATGATTGCATAGAGGTATTAGGTCACTTGAAAGAAAAGCTGAAAGAAAAAGATATAATTGCCGTACAGGATAGCGAAGATGATTATAAATGTCCTGTATGCGGTCAGATTTTTACAGGTGAAGATATTATTAAATACTCTTACAAGTGGTGCTATAACTGCGGCCAGAGAATAGATTTTGCTCTTCCGAGAAACAGATTTAATTAACTAAAAATCAAAGAAAGGAATGGGTTGTGCGCACATAAAACCGAGGTTTCCTTTTGGTAGATTTAGAATGTATAAAAAGAAGATTAAATGCGAGATATATCGTGATTCTATGCAGAATTACAAGAAATACGCAATACCCCCAGCACAGCTTATTATTGCTGATGTTCCTTACAATGTAGTAACTAATTTCTATGGAAGTAACCCTATGTGGTACAACGGTGGCGATAATAAGAACGGAGAGAGCAAACTTGCGAAGAAAGCAGCTTTCAATTCAGATTTTAATTTCAATCTGTATGAATACTTCCATTTTTGCTCAAAAATGTTGAAAAAAGAGGACGCAAAGCCTATCGCAAGGGGCAGAAGTAGTAACAGTCCTTGTATGATTGTATTTTGTTCATTTGAGCAGTTGTCAACATTGATTGCGGCGGCGAAGAAACACGGATTTGTTAATTACATACCGCTTGTATTCTGTAAAAATTACAGCCCACAGGTACTTAAAGCGAATATGCGTATCGTTGGTGCTACGGAATATGCACTCGTACTATACCGAAATAAGTTACCGAAATTCAGAAACGGCTTGCAGATTGATGAAAACGGAAAGAATATCAGAGGTACAGGGCATATGGTATTTAATTGGTTCAACTGGGAGAAAGACGGAAAAGACATACCAAAAATTCATCCAGCACAAAAGCCTGTAGCAGTCCTTAAAAAGCTGATTGAGATTTTTACAGACGAGGGAGATACTGTTATTGACCCTTGTTGCGGTAGCGGTAGCACGCTAAGAGCCGCCGCAGAACTTGGCAGAAGTGCATACGGATTCGAGATTGACAGAAACTTTTACGAGCGTGCAAAGAATGAAATGCTTGTATTTGAAAAGGACAGTCAAATGAATATAAGTGATTTTATAGGAGATACAGTATGAAAGACGAAACAAGGCAGGAAATACAGATTTTACTTGACCTACTTAAAGGCAGCCTTACAAGAAATGGTGTAAGTATGGCAACCGACAATAGTGGCAACTTGATGTTCTTTGATACGTCTGTCTATGTTAGAAGTAAAGGCAAGGAATTTGACGGATTCAGAGTTAATATTAACGATTTAGTGAAGTAATAATGTGGCAGAACTTGAAGAGGTAATTATGGCAGGCAATTTTATTAAAATTGACAGAAAAATTTTAAAGTGGGAATGGTGGAGTGATATTAATACATTCAGGCTTTTTATGTATATGTTGATAAGTGCCTATTGGAAAGACGGAAATTATAAAGGCAAGATAATTGAAAGAGGGTCCTTCCCCTCTTCAATATCTGAATTATCAAAAGAAACTAACTTGTCTGTAATGGAAATTCGTACCTCACTAAAACACTTACAATTAACAGGCGAAATAACAAGCAAAGCAACAAACAAATTCACGATATTTACTGTGGTTAACTACAATTTGTATCAAACGGATAACAAGCAAGATAACAAACAAATAACAAGCAAGATAACAAACAATCAACAAACAGATAACATTCTATTAACAAACTCTATATTAAAAGAAAGCAAGAATGAAAGAACAGAAGAAATTAAAGAAGATAAGAATATAAAAGAAAAAGATATTACTAACGTAATATCTAAAAAGAAAAGTTATTACCCAGATGATGAATTACTTGATGAAGCATTTAACGAGTATGTGACAATGCGTAAGAGAATTAAAAAACCTATATGCACTGACAAGGCATTGCATAGGGCTATGAATACTCTTGAAAAGCTATCGGGCGGAGATAATGACTTAGCTGTTAAAATTCTTAATCAGTCAGTAGACCATTGTTGGCAAGGACTGTTTGAATTGAAAGAAGATAATTCTAATAAGCAGCAAGGCAAGAAAAATGTATTTGATGAATGGATGGAGGCAATGAAATGACAAGGGAACAGGTCGGAAAACTTCTAATGACGATACAAGCTTATTATCCTAACTACAATCCGCCAGATAAAGAGATTACTCTTAATGCTTGGTATATAATGCTTGCTGAATATCCAGAAGAATTAGTTTTACAGGCATTAAGAGCTTGTATTGCAACTAATACTAGCGGTTTTGCACCAGATGTAGGGCAGATAATGAGTAAGATACAGACTATATCGCAGCCACAGGAACTTGACGGAATGGCAGCTTGGGGATTGGTTAGTAAGGCGTTAAGGAATGGCACATATGGGGCAGTTGAAGAATTTAACAAGCTGCCGCCACTTGTCAGGCAGGCGGTTGGTATGCCAGACAACCTTAAAAACTGGGCGACATCAGATTATCAGACGATTGAAACAGTAATACAATCGAATTTCTTAAGAACCTATGAAACAGTTGTTAAGCGTGCAAATGAAATAAATCGTATGCCAGACGACATTAAGTCACTTATCGAAAAGACGAATGCAAATTCGTATAAGGCTCAAATCGAGCAAAAATTCCAAAGAGATATAAATACATTACAAATTAAAGAAAATGCCCTTATTGGTCAAAATACAAACGCAGAAGAATATATTGAAGCACCTAAAGAGGTACAAGATAGAATTGACAGAATGAGAGGTTGATTTTCAATGGAGACAACGCCAATTAGTCCGCAGAAGAAATTATATAATTACCGCCGAGAGAATGGATTGTGCCCTAAATGCGGCAAGCCGCTTGATAGAAAAGGCTTTTATTGTGAAGAATGTAGGGAGAAGCAAACGGCTTACAGTAGAGAAACTAGAGAACTTTGCAGGCAGTTTAAAATTTGCCCGGAATGTCGCAAAAATAAACTTGTGGGTGATGAAAAGATATGTCCGGAATGTTTGGCTAACAAAGCTGAATATAGAGCTAATCACCCATTAAGTGATGATAAGCGAAGAAAAAACAATGAAGCATTTAAACAATATTCAAAAAACTTATACGCTGAACGTAGAAAAGCTGGCATATGTGTTAGATGTGGTAAGACTAAAGCTGTTAAGGGCAAAGCAAAGTGTTTTGTATGTCAGAGTAAAGACAATGCTATCCATAGAAAAAGAACTGAAAATAGGCAAAATATAAAAGAATATCGCAAAGAAAATCACTTGTGCTATCGTTGCGGAGAACCTATTGACAGACCACAAGGGCAATTGTGTCAGAAATGCTGGCAGACAGACTATGAAAGGGGTAAAAGCCTTAAGAATGATAATAGCAAGCACTACTGGCGATACGACAATCAGTTTCTGAGAAAGAAGTGAAAATATGAGCAAGGCAGAACAGAAAAAGTTTAAGGAACAAATGTTGCGTGTTCAGATGAACAGAATTAGCACTGAACACCAGAAGAAAAATTTTGAATCAGCATTGATATTAATTATGTGGGTACTACATGATAAGTTCGGTTTCGGACAGCAGAGATTAACAAAAGTACAGAGAGAACTTAAAGTACTTATAGATAACTATAATGACGGATTATTCACAGCGGAAGAGCTTGTTAATCAGTTATACGAAGAAACAGGAATAGAACATATTAAGTTTAAATAAGGAGATAGGCTTATGAAGTTTTCGGGACTGACTAAGCCGGAGCTTGATGAAATAATTGAAAATGCCAATTTCACAGAAGAGGAACTAAGAATTTTCAAGTTGCTTGTGGGTAATATGAGCTTAGAACAGGTTAGTCAAAGACTTATGTTATCCAAAGCAACAATTTCAAGAAGAGTTAAGGATATAAAAATCAAGATAGAAAGGACTGATGACATGGTTAAAACAATTCCTATATGGGAAAAAGTTACATTAACAGTTGAAGAAGCGTCCGAATATAGCAATATCGGAATTAATAGAATCAGCAGTATGCTTAATGAAATTAGCTGTCCATTTGTTTTAAGAGTTGGGAATAAGAGGCTTGTTAAGCGCAAGGAGTTTGAGCGCTATATAGAAAAAAGTAACGAAATATAGAGATATATTGAAATATATGCCTTGATGTAGTAATATGTGGTTGTCTATATCAAGGCTTTTTTCAAAAGAAAGGAGCTTTTGAATGGGAAAAGATTTAAAAGGTAAAGAACTAGGTGTAGGATTGTCGCAGCGAAAGGACGGTGTGTATCAAGGGAGATATAAAGATAGATTTAATAAGATTAAATATATTTATGGCACAAAGTTATCAGAAGTTAAAAAAGAATTGGCTGTTGCAATAGCAGAAAATATTCAATTTACAAGCATTAGAGATGATATTAAGCTGGACGATTGGTTTAATCGTTGGATAGAAGTGTACAAAAAGAAAAGTGTACGCCCTAATACCCTTAGGGAATACACTCACATATACAATAAAAATATATCACCTTTTTTAGGAAATCGCAACATAAATTCCTTTGTTAAATCAGATATTCAAACACTAATTGATAAAATAGCTGATGACAATTATAAATATGAACGGCAGAACAAGATTAAGGTTATACTTAATGATATGTTCAGTAGAGCAATAGAAGATGACTTAATGATTAAAAATCCAGCAAAAGGTGTAAAGCTTAGGGCTGATAAAGAACTTAAAGCTTTCACACTAACAGCAAAACAACAGATAGAGTTTTTAGAAGCAAGTAAAGGGACATTTTACGATAATTTGTATAATGTGGCAGTTAATACAGGCTTGCGCCCAGGAGAACTGTTTGCACTTACACCTAATGATATACACTTAGATGAGGGGTATATTGATGTTAATAAGACACTTGTGTATCAAAAATACCTTGATGATAAGTGCAAAACTTTTCACATTGAGCCGCCTAAAACCAAACAGAGTTATAGACAAGTACCTATTAACAGCGAATGCATTAAATATCTTGAAAAGCAGTTCGAATTAAAGGATATTGTAAAGTGCAAAAGACCTAAAGAGCAGAACAATTATTTGTTTGTGACAAGTTATAACACGCCTCTCAATTCGCAGATTTATTCAGATTCAATTAAAGCTATTGTTAAGCAGATAAATCTTGCAAGAAGTTTTGATGATGAATTTCCTGTGTTTAGCGGACATACTTTAAGACATACTTTTGCTACAAGATGTTTTGAAGCAGGTGTGCAGGCAAAAGTTGTTCAATCATATTTAGGTCATGCAACTCTTAAAATGACAATGGATTTATATACACATGTAACAGAAGAAAGAGCGGCAGTAGATATTGAAAGAATCGTGAAAGATAAGAACAACATTGTTGATTTTAAGAAAAGTGCTGTGTAGTAAGTGTGTAGTACTACACACATTAAAACTGAAAAAACCACAAAATAAGGGGGTTTAAGATGTATAATATATTTAACTTGGAAAACTTATTACGTATATCAGACAACTCCTTATGAACTTAACAAAAAGCACGATAAATGCGGTATTTAAGGGTTTTTAAGTGGCATTGGACTGATTATCAATTTCCACATATTTCTATGTATTTCTATGTATTTCAATAGCAAAAGTGTGTAGTAAGTGTGTAGTGACAGGATTAAAAGTGTGTAGTAAATTAAAACTAAATAAAGCCTTGATGTATGACATAAATATGAGAAGAACTTGATAATGTTCTTCTCTTTTTTTATGCAAAAATATAATCAGAAAGAGAGGTAATGCGAATGTTTTCTGATGAAGTTAGAGAAAAAATCTTAAGCAAAGAAGAATTGCAGAAACTTGACTTAGTGACATTATCTCTTGTTATCCACGCAATCGAGGAAGTTTTAGAGGAGGCAGACAATGAACAATCCTTATCAAGCAATGCCTATGATGAATAATTCTTATATGCAATCTCAAAATCCATATATGGATAGAATGAACTTTTTACAAAATTATCAGCAGAGCTTACAGCAGCCAGTGGCAGGGACACAAATGTCCTTAGCAAATCAACAGGTTATGCCACAACAGATAGCAGGCATTAACGGAAGAATAGTACAGACAGTTGAAAATATTAATGCAAATGAAGTGCCTATGGATGGCTCAATGGCATTTTTCCCTAAGCAGGATATGTCGGAAATTTATGTTAAGGGTTGGAATGCTGACGGAACAATTAAGACGGTTGTGTATAAGCCTTATACAGCCCCTAAAGATAATCAGACAGTAAATTCTATGGCTAATACAGAAAACGCTAAATTTACCCTATCAGACGAAAGCACACAGCTATTTCTGAATAAGTTTGAGGAATTATCGGAGAAAATAGGGCAGTTGGAAAATAGATTTGATAAATCTTTAGGAACACAGAGAAAAACATCAAGAACTCAAAGTAAGGGCGGTGATGAAGAATGAATCAGCAGTTAATTCAAACTATAAATCAACTTAAGTCAATTCGGAATCCACAGCAAATGGCAATGAATTGTTTACAACAGTCGGCACAGCGTGGAAATCCTATGGCAAAAAACTTGCTTAATCAGATAAACAGTGGAAACACGCAAGGCGCAGAGCAAATTTTAAGTAATTTTATGAATACACAAGGAATAAACCTTAATGATATTAAGGGTATGATGAATTAGGACATTTTGGGTTGTGCGCACATAATGACCGGTTATCCCATTTGTTAATAAAATAAATGGAGGTAAACAAGATGTTTAATTCAAACGGAGTTAGTCTCGCAGATATTGCCGCAGTAACAGGCAATAATCGTAATAACGATGGTATGTGGGGCGATGGTGCATGGTGGATTGTAATTCTCTTAATCTTTGGCTGGGGCAATAACGGCTGGGGCGGTTTCGGTGGAAATGGCAACGGCGCAGGCTACACTGATTCAGCTATACAAAGAGGTTTTGACAATCAGGCAGTTATCAGCAAGTTAGATGGCATTTCTAACGGACTTTGTGACGGCTTCTATGCTATGAACAATAGTATGCTCACAGGTTTCAATGGTATTAACACAAATATCATGCAGACCGGATTCGGTATCCAGCAAGCTATTAACGCTGATACAGTCGCTAATATGCAGAATACAAACGCATTACAGGCACAGCTTGCTAACTGTTGCTGTGAGACAAGAGAAGCTATTCAGGGAGTTAATTACAATTTAGCAACTAACACTTGTGCTTTACAGAACACAATGAACAATAATACAAGAGATATTATTGACAGCCAGCAGGCAGGCTTTAGAAGCATATTAGACTACTTATGTCAGGATAAGATAGCAACACTTACAGCAGAGAACAACGATTTACGCAGAGCAGCTTCACAGGATAGACAGAACGCACTTCTGACTGCTGCAATGAGCACACAGACAAATCAGATTATCAATGCTGTAAACCCAGCACCAATCCCGGCATATACAGTACCTAATCCAAATGCGTATTATGGATGCGGATGTAATACAGGATGCGGATGCTAAACAATTAAATAATCAAGTATCTTAATCAAATTTAATCGGTTTAATTCTTAGTTTATCTTGGTTTTAATCGGTTTAATCGAGTTAAGTATCGAGTTTAACTCGAAAGAAAACTCGGAAGATTATGTCTGCTAAGCAGTATTACTTATAACCCAAGGGCAGACTATAATGTTTGCCCTTATTTTTTATGAAAGAGAGGTAAAGATAATGGAAATAACAGGAATTGCGTTACAAACAGTTGCAGCTGGAGAAGATGTTGCATTTACAGAAACACCAGTATGCGGAACTAAATGTATAGTCCACAGACAGGGAAGTGGAATCATTAAGCTAAGAGGTATTACTAATCAGTGCAAAGCTAGATTTTTGGTATCGTATTCCGGCAACATTCAGATACCTACAGGCGGTACAGTTGGAGCTATTTCGCTTGCCATTGCAGTAGACGGAGAACCTTTACAGTCAACACGAATGGTTGTAACGCCAGCCGCAGTTTCGAATATGTTTAACGTCTCTGCACAAGCCTACGTGGATGTACCTTGTGGTTGTTGCAGTACAGTAGCGGTGCAGAATACATCTACACAGGCTATTGAAGTTCAGAATAGTAATTTGATTGCAGTAAGGGAGGCTTGATATTATGCATAAATGGGCTAAGCAAATTATGGAATGTGTCAAGGCTAAGGTTGAAGCAATCGGATTAGATAGCTTTGAGGGACAGAACCTTGACGATTTAAAGGATTTTACAGAAATAGCAAAGAACATAGCTTGTTTTGACAAAGATTACAGAATTGTTGAAGCTATGGAAAAGTCAGAAGATAACGAAGACATTATGCGTATGCTTGAACAGTACGAAGATTATCCAGACAGAAGATACTATGACCATTACCGCTATGCTAATGGCAGATTTGCCCCAAAAGGTAAAGGAACATACCGCAGAGGATATGAAGAGCCGCCATATTACCATATGTACCCAGAAGCAGAACATATGAGGGATATTGATAGAGATTATGGCAAGATGTACTATACAGAGCCAATGTCTGAAAGTAATTACGACAGAGCAAAGAGAAACTACACGGAAACTAAGGAAATGCACAAGAATAATACGCCAGAAGATAAGGAACATAAGATGAAGTCGCTTGACAGCTACACTAAGGAACTTGCAAGCGACATTACAGGTATGGTAGCTGATATGTCGGCAGAAGAGAAGAATTTGCTTAGAACAAAGTTAAGCACTCTTGTATCTAAGATATGATTTTAAGGGCTATGAGTAGCAATATTCATAGCCTGTTTTGTACATTGATAACTGAATATTGGCTAGTGAAAAATAATTATAACTTTTGCTTGACAGTTATACGTCATTGACGTATAATACAATCAAGAAATAAAGAAAGGGCTTGAATATCAAGCAAAGGTGAATATTATGAGAGAAGAACTAAAAAACATAAAGAGAGTAAGATTTAATGATTACTCAAACTACGACCCAGAAAAATGTAACGATGGCGGTAGTTACGGCTTTTGGACTGATTATAGCTGCCTTGAAAATGGCAACTGGGAAATCAGTTACGGAACAACAGCAGATATGGAGTTCTGTCCTTGCTGTGGCAGTTTTGGCGACCACTACGACTATGGCGAAGAAGAGTATAGTTGTGGTGATTTTGAAACAGTCACTACTGACGAGCTGTTAGAAAAGGTTAACAGTTTTGAAGAAAAGGAGGGTGAGTATATTGAGTTTAAATAACTCACCAATAAAAGAATTAAGGAAGCAAACCAAAATGTCGCAACAGCAGTTTGCTAATTATTTTGGACTTCCATTAAGGACTTTGCAAGGTTGGGAACAGGATAGAAGAAAGCCACCAGATTATCTTGTAGAGTTATTAAAAAGAATATGGGAATTAGAAAACCACTAGCCAATATCGGTTAGTGGTTTTTGTTTTATTTAGAAAGGAGCATACAGATGGTTTTTAGCATTAATGGCACAATGTGGCGAGTACAATATGAAAATTCAAATTCGGGTGAATTAAAGCGGTCAGACAATGTTTCTGTGCTAGGCGTAACAGATAGAAATACGCATACAATTTATCTGTCAAATGCCTTGCGTGGATTTATGCAACGCAAAGTGCTGATACACGAAGTATGCCACGCAATCTGTATGTCTTATGATGTGTATTTACCTATTGAACAAGAAGAGATATTGTGTGATTTTGTAGCAACTTATGGAGATGAAGTATTTGACATTGTTGATATGGTTTTAGGAGCAGTTAGGAGAGTGGGATGATGAGTATTGATGAGTTATTAAAGATAGTTCAAAAGACTAATCCGACTATGACAAAGGAAATATTAATATATGAGCTTAGTCAATGCCGGTATTCAAGTAAAGCATTGATTTATACAGAAAAATGCTGCCAAAAAATTTCGGGGTAACGCATTTGATACCTCCCCCGGATACATCTTTGATATTCAGAAAAACGATTTTGACAATTTTTAAAATTCGGTTCAGATTTCGTTCAAATCCTACTTAAAAAAATAAAAAAATTTTTCCACAAATTTTATTGCTAAAATTTTCAATACCCCCGTCATATGCAATTTTGGAATCCAAAAATCGGTTACACAGAATTTCAATTTTTACTCCCGATTTCGTTCAGATTTGCCTTGAAAAATTGATGAAAAACTTTAACAGATTAAAGTGCATTATATAAACTTGACCGGCTGCGGTTCGTGCTTGTTTTGACTTTGTGGCTTTGTGATTTGACCTGTACGGTGGTTTTATTGTGTCGGTGTAGACTTATAAGCCTACAGAACAAAACAGCCTTAAAACGCCTTTGGCAGCGTTGCATAAAATGGGTATAATATGCCCTTGCAAGTCGTGGAAGCTGTCGCCAGTTCTGGAGAATTCAACAGAACGCACGCCGCCCCGGTTGGGTACACTTGTACACCTAAAAAGCCTTATATATAAGCATAGCATTATTGTATTAATTTTTCAAGGTACGCAAAGAAAAGCATATAAATATATACGCTTAGTGCTTGCGGCTGGAATCGAACCAGCCAAACCAGAGCAAGCCAAAAGGGCGCAACCTGTACACTCCCCAAAAGCTAATTCGCTAATTTTGTTTTTATCTGCTTCAAAAACTTTTTATTCATATCACAATCTTTAATTCCTCGCATTTTTAAGACATAGACACTTATGTCTTTATAATACAAATCAACAATTCCTTCTTTGTTGTGCCAGTCGTTTGCATCTCCTTGCCAGCATTTTATTCTGTGCTCTTCTTTTTGCCTTGCGATTTCTACACTTTCGGCAAAATCCTTTTCTATATTTATTTTATCATTCAAAAACCTGTTTATTAAACCCTTAAAGGTTTTTAAATCTGATTTATATATATAAATTATATATAATTTTCTATAAATTTCTTTGCTTCTCTCGGTAAGCAATATATCTTTTTCTTTTTCTGCTTTAATCTGTTCTAACTCTGCCGCAGTTCTTCTTGTATACGTTCTCTTTTTTCTGTTAGATATAATTTCATCGAATTCTTTAACCGTAAAGTTTAATACTGCATTTTCTTCTATACAATAAAAATCTGTTTCATTGTAAATTTTTCCTGTATGATGCCAGGAAGACCACACCAGAAAATTCTCTTTCAATTCTTTTAATGTCATTTTTTTAAAATCTATTTCTGTTTTTTTATCAGCGTGCCAAAAAATGTTATCTATCTCTTCTAAAATAGTGGTTTTAGTCCACTTATACATAGGTTTTTCACCTTGCGAATACGCCCAAACGGCGTTGTTACTCATTTGATTTTTATAATAACCTGTCATTTTTTAAATCTCCTTTACTTTTTATATTTTATATGCTATTATAACAAAGACATTTGTTGTTGTATATTTTTAGGACAAGTGCTATTTTGAATGGTAAGAGAGGAAGTATATTGTACTTCCTCTCTTTTATTTTAGCAAGCCGGGGAATCAAACCCCGGAAGCGCCAGTCTTGCCTAAATACAACTTTTGAGTGCTAATCTTTTAACCTCTTCATATTTGACATTAACAAGATATTTTGCGCGGTCAAAATTGACCTTTCCGCCTGTGCAATTAACAATGTAATTTGCGCATTCTATGTATTTATTAAACTCTTTTTCATATGCTTTATCAAAAGCCTTTTCTAACTCTGCATTTTCGGGATTGCTTTCCCATTCTTTCTCTATTACGTCACAAGTCCTTACAAGCTCGCAATATTCGTCAATTAATTCATATAATTTTTTCATAATCTTGTACCATTTAACCAACTGTGATATAATCGGCTTACCTTTCTTTTTTTGATTGGTGGCGGTTGTGTGTCTTGGTAGGATTGCAACCGCCTTATTTATTTTGTAGCTTAATAATAACACCTTTTAAGGTGTATGTCAACACCTTTTAAGATGTTTTTAAATTTTGTTTTTAAGTGTTGCAAAACTGCAATATTTTATATATAATAGTAAAAACAAAACAGAAAGGAGCTTGTAAATGATTACATATAAAATAGATGTATTAAAAGAGCTGGCACAGCGTGGCTACACCGCTAACAGAATGAGGAAAGAGAAGATATTAAGTGAAAGCACAATGCAGAATCTAAGAAACAGGAGTGACATTAATACAAAAACTTTAAATACATTATGTATTATATTAAGATGCCAGCCAAACGACATTTTAGAGATAGTACCAACCAACGACGAAAAAATAAAATATTTTTAAATAACACTAAAAAAGGTGTTGACAATGTAACACTATTGGTATATACTTAAGATACATTAAAAGAAAGGGCAGCCGAAAGGCTGGAAGGTGGAAAGGATGAAAACAATCGAATTATTAAACAAAGTTGTTGGATTAGGATTTAACAGAGAAAAGGCACTTGCTGATATAGACGCAAGCCTTGACGAAATAATCGGAGCAGAGAACAGAAAGCCAATCGCAGAGGAAGAGCTACGAATTTTAAGACGATAGAAGAAGATTGACTTTATAATATATTTATGCTATATTATTTTAATAATTAAATATATAAGATTTACACCCGATAATTATATAATAGTTATTGGGTGTTTTTATTTGTATTAATAATATAATTAGCTGGATAAGCTTCAGCAGAAAGGGGAACAGATGGAGAAAGTACAGGAAGCACCAGAAAGTCAAGAAATTTTTGAAAATGAAATTGATATGTATTTCAAAAGATTTTGCAAAGATGAAAACATTAAAGATATGGCAGCGGCTCCGCAATCCCTTTTTTATGCCGCCTTGATTTATGTATATAACAATACTTTTAAAGGCACTAATAGGTTAAAATTAAAGGGTAAATTACGGGGATATAATAATAATAATTATAATAACCAATATAGTAATATAAATAATAGTAATTGTAATAGTTATAATTATGAGTACTTAAATTATATAGCAGATTATTATATATATATGTGTTATAAGTATGATAAAATATGTACTATAAGTGGCTATTGCAAATTAACTGGTATAAGAGAAACTGTTATATACAATTGGGCTAATGAACGAACGAAAGCGGGTAGACTAAGTACTTCGGCTTATGATTTGTGGGAAAAATTGTCAAAAGATTATGAATCTAGTGGAGAAGCACGGCTCTGGTCTGGTAAGAACCCAATTGGACAATTGGCAGCCATGAATCATCATTTTACTTGGAATCTTCCTGGCGTTAGCAGAGAAAGCAGCAACAAAACAACTCTTACAGCCGCAGAAATACGCCAGCAATTGAGCCAAAATAGTACACAATTAATAGATAAACAGCAGATAAACGCTGTAAACAATTCAGACACAATTTAAACAGCTTGCAAACCGCTTAAATACTGGGTTTGTGAGTAATAAGTATTTATATAACGCTGATAAATTAAGGTTTATCGGCGTTATAGTATGGATATGGTGTTAATTGTGTTAATTGTTTGATAATATGGCATAAAATAGACACAATTACATAGACAAGGGCGGAGGGGGGTTATTTGTCCTCGGAACACGCCCCAACTAAGTCACTCATTTTTCCACGACAAGAAAAAGGCTTTATATATTAATATATATTTATATTATTATTACCCACATAATACACATATTATATAATTATATATAAATAATACCTAGCCATTAATCATATAATTAATACTAATAAATCACTTATATATTTAATTAAAAATAATCCAATTAACATCTATACATTTAAGCTAATTAGGTGTATAATAGACACATATTAATTAATCACAAGATATTCAATAAACACATCAGAGAATCAGCTAGTCGGCTGAATAAATTCCAAAAAATTTTCAAAAAATAAAAAAGAGTTAGGAGTTATAAATGCAGGGCAATGAATACCAAAAATTGGCTATGCGTACTAACGATAAAATGGCTCATCATAGATTAATTACTGAATTAACTGGCAAGTTTTCACTTAGTCCTCTAACAGAAAACAATGCTAAGTGTAGCAACATAAATGACATAGCAGGACTTCTTAATGGCGTCTTAGGTTTAACTGGTGAAGCTGGCGAAGTATCAGACCTTGTTAAAAAGGGCATATTCCACGAAAAGGGAATAGACCTAGAACATCTTAAGAAAGAGTGCGGCGATGTAATGTGGTACGTTGCTATGATTTGCGAAGCCTGTGGTTTTAATCTTGATGATGTAATGCAGACAAACATAGATAAGCTTATAGCACGTTATCCAGATGGCTTTGATTCTTACAGAGCTAATCATAGGCAGGCAGGTGATGTCTAATGCTTAAGCCGGAGGAAAATTGCTGTAATTGCTTGTATAAATTCAAAATGTGGTTTGAAACGCCTTGCAAAAATTGCAATGGTAATCCAGACACACATCCTAACGGCACAGATAACTTCGTAGAACAGATTGATAGCACAAATGATATTGCAGCACTCTTTGAAGATAAAGAGTAGCTTAATTGCCACTTAGCCAAGCGGTCAAGGCATAAGATTTTGATTCTTACATCATCAGTTCGATTCTGATAGGGGTAGTTCGCAAGTACTTAATCGTTACTTGCACCTTTTGAACTTACTGGTTTGGTGGAATTACCATGACATTAAGTTCTCCTTTCACCTCATAGCGAGAGCTGTTAAGGACTGTCAGAAAGTCCGTGAGGTTTTACGTGTAAACAACACGTAATAATGATTTCATAATTAGGCAGTTATCCATAAGGGATAGACAGTGAGCGAAGCCACTTTCTTTGAACAGCCCAACTGCACGGCGGAATACATCCAGCTTTGCCACGACCTGTTATAGGCTCATACCCTATACTGCCATTAAAGACTAGCACTTTATATCCCCTCAAAACAATATTTTTAAACGTATAAATGACCTCCAAAGTAATTTATAAATGTGAATTGTTTAATCTCTCTGTGCTAGTCTTTTTATTTTAAGCCGATATGGGATAAAGGTATTCCAGTAGCTTGCTAAGCTATCCAGCAGAAATGTTGTTCGTGTTCGATTCACGATGTCGGCGTTTTGAAAGCACTTCTTGGGTCTGCGTGCGTAATGTTGTTTGCAGACTTATCCTAGGTTAAGAGGTGTGAGTAAGTTGATGTGTGGCGGAATGGGTAAACGCTAATAGCAGATAGAATGAGCTAGTGGTTCGAATCCACCATAGCATAACCACAGGGGAATACCTGATTGCTAGGGGCTTGAAAGGACAGGAGTGCTTGTTTATGTGTGGTTCAAATCCACACCACATCAATTCGAGTGGGAACGCATATCAATGTTCGTAGTGGGGATATGCAATGCTGTGAGTTGAGAAACCTGTTTTAGCAGCTAATTAAACTATATAACGGATAGTAGTTCAGATGGGAGTAACGCTTGATTCATTCAAGTAGTCACAGGTTCAAGTCCTGTCTATCCGATTACAACAAACTAGGTTAGCTACCGAAAAGCAGACCACGACTGCCTGTTTGTTGTTATATTTAAAATCGTGGAAATTATCATTCGTGGAGGTAAATAAAATGGCAAAGTTGATTAAACATCGTTCAATCGGAAAAATAAGAATGGAACTTGCGGATTATGTGCTGAATTGCACAGATGATGAATTGTACGAGCTTTGCGGTGCTGTTTCAGAGCTTGAAGGTGTAACATCTTGGTCTTGTGATGAATGCCAAAAACGATTTAAACCAGATTGTAGCTTTGATAGCGATGATTCAAGATGTAAGAAGCATTTCTTTGAGATGAATAAGCCGGAATAATATTGGTAAAATCAGTTGCCTAGTGATTGCAACACGAAAAGAGTAACCTACGAACTCCTGACAACTGTTTTTATATAAATCGTAGGGTTATCTATCGTAGGAGGTAATTTATGACAGACATAAAAATTAAAAAAGCAGTAATTAGAGAAGATTTATTATCAATAACAAACGATTATAGAAAAGCAATCATTCTTAATCAGTTTATCTATTGGTCTGAAAGAGTTTCAGATGCCGATAAGTTTATCAAGAAAGAAAATGAGATTGCAAAGAGCAATGGAGAAGAGGAAAGAGAGCTTTTTTATGGTTGGATATATAAAACCGCCGAAGAATTAGCTGATGAGGTTATGTTAGGTTTATCTGCGAGCCAGATAAGAAGATATATTAGCGATTTGGTGAATATGGGTTATATCTCAAAACGAAATAACCCTAAATATAAGTGGGATAGAACATTGCAATATAGGGTAAATCTTGTAAATATTGCAAAAGACCTTAAAAAGAATGGCTATCCATTAAGCGATTATAAAATTGAAATTCCAGAAAATGAAAAAACCATTACGCACGAGTGCGTAATCAATAATGAGTCAATGGAAAATCAAACACAAGTCAGTGACGAAGCAATACCAGATAATACTAACATAGATTACTTAAACAGAGATTATAATTCAGAAATTACTAATAAGGATAATACATCAATCAACATTGATGGAGAGGTACATACATCGTTTTCAGAGAAACCGACGGCAAGAGCTGCCACAAGAGATGAAATGTTGCTTAAAGAAAAAGATATGATTGATAGGTTCAATAACATCTGTGACAACGACATAGATAATTCAGCTATATGTGATTGCGTTAAAGACGGATTTAAGATGTATATGCAGTTATATGAAATCTATTTCCATAAAGTACACCCAATACTTACAGATAAGACATTAAAGAATGTATGTTTTGTGCTATCAACTATCACAGATACAGAACACGGACATTTCGACGCTGACACTATATACGAAACAGACGATAACGGATTTACAGTTTTACAGAGAATGATTAACGACCATTTCATCAGAGAACATAGAGAAAGCACTAACTACTCAATAACACATTTTGCCAATGCTGAATATCTTGGCAAGCTGGCAAATAGATTTATAGAAATGTAAAGGAGTGATGTTTATGAAAAAGGAAATAGTGGAAGCAATACTAACAGCAATAAATCTCACATTTATTTACTTAATAAATAATATGGCTGGTTTGGCAGGCTTATTAGTTTTTGCATTTGGGGAATTACTAATGGCATTAACAATCTATAACAAATATAGATAGGAGTGATTATTATGGCTATGGGCGTACACCCACTAAACAAAGATAAGTTTTATGAAGCAATAAACCTATACATATCGGGGCAGGCTTCACAAGTAAAAGCAGCAAAAGTAGCAGGTTGTAGCGTACCGACATTTAAGAAATATGCTAACAAGATTTATGGCGGCGAGGAATTACCAGATAATTTATGGGGGAAGAATGATGATTAAGAGAATTGTTAATCGTTGGATAAGACACAAGACAAAGAATTTAACAAGAATACCATTGTTTACAATGACATTTAACTATCGTAAATATAAAGCAGATGGCAAGAAAGATAGCTGCACAATGCATTGCCACCCAGATATTGCCAATGATGAATTTGTAAAGGGCAAATTACAGGAAGTTGTTGACTATATCAGAGATAACTATGATTTGGATATATTTACGAAGATTTGAGGTGTGATATGTGTAAGTTTTGCAATGGTAAAAAGAAGAAGATTGAAAATGGCTATACATATGGCATAGCATATATAGAATCAACTAATTATGGCTATTGTTATAAACTTTGTTATGACAACAGCGGTGAAGAATATGGAGAGGGAGAGTTTGAAATCAATTATTGCCCTATCTGCGGTAGAAAGTTGGTGGAATGATGAAAGAAACTATTTTGTATATTTCAAAATCAGAACAGGATATACAAAGTTTTCTGAAATATCTTCAATCAAAACTAGAAGCAGAACAAAAGGAATGTACCCTAGATGAAAAATACGATATTTTAAAAGTACCAAAATATTACGATATTGTCGGAAAGAGCATTCACAGCAACAGACTTGGAGTAGGCTATGGATATTGCAAACATTATTGTTTTTCAGAAGCGTATAGCAAAGATAAGTATAGCAATGCAGAAAATGAAAAACTTAAAGAAATTCTTATGCACACAAGAGAGGGTGCGGAGAGAATATCGGGACTTGATATTTTATGTATGCTAGGGTTGGCTTAAAAGGCGGTGGAATAATGAAACATCAAAAAGAATGGCGCACTTGCGACAGGTGCGGAAAAGAAATAATACCTAAGAACTGGAAAGAAGTTAGATTTAAGCAAGTTGGATGTTGCGGAGATATAGTTCCCACTTTTGAAGATAATGATATGTGCCTTGAAATCAAGAATGTCCGTAGATATAAATTTTTAGAAAAAACATATGAATTATGCCCTAAGTGCAGAAAAGATTTTGAGAGGTTTATGAGGAATGAAAACATTGATTGTAGATGATTTAAACATTCCACCAAGTGTTATCGCAAGTGCCATTGTCAATAGAATTCCACTTAATGAAGATAAAAATTGTCACATTGAGCATTGGAGTACCAGATGGAGAATTGAAAAATATGGGAAACATACTTGTCTGGAAGTTAAGAAATTAAAATAAACAATTACCGACTACAAATTGATTGTAGCCGCTGACCTTAGAGAGTTAAAGGCTGATAAAACATATAAAAGGAGATGGAACTTATGAAACAGTTATTTGCAAGCGTGCCGATGAAAGGCAGAACAGAGGAAGAAATCAAAGCAAGTATTCAGAAGATGAAAAAGGTAGCAGAGATATACGAGGGTGAGGAATTAGAGCTTATCGACAGCTACATTGAGGATAACCCACCTAAAGACAGTAAAGAAGCTGTATGGTATTTAGGTGAAAGCCTTAAGAAGCTGGCACAGGCTGATGTGTTCATAGGAATTGCGGAGAACTATGATTGGAGTGGCTGTTGCATTGAAAGGGAAACAGCAGAAAGATATGGCATTAAAGCATATATGATTCCAGCAAGATATGTAATTGATGATTATAATGCACTTGTGCAGAAATTACATCCGGCTGTCCGTGACGTATTATTCTAACAAAATTTTACCGGCTAACAAATAGAGTTAGTTGCTACCCTAAAACAGTTATAGGCAGAGGTCTATAAGCACCTTTGCTGAAAAGTGGAGGTGCTTTTCTTGAATTCTGAATTGAATCAACTGATAGATGATTGCGAAAAATACATATCCCAAAATGGAATAGATGAAAATATTATAGAAACCTACTACAACGTGTGCCAGCTTGCCAAGAATGAGGGCGAAATTGACACAATGTTAAAATGTACGGCTAGGGCAAAAGAACTCATAGAAAAGGCTTGTATGCGTGATATAGGCATAGATATTTTTGAACTTGAAAAATATACATTCAACAACAATATAGACAATGATTTAGTTAATAGATATTTTGATACCTTATTACTTGAAGCTCCGCACTTATTTCACAGCTATTTGCTTTATCTTGAAAAAGACAGAGAAGAGAGTGAAAGATTTTATCAGCCAAAAATGAAACAGCTTAATAAATACGGGCTTATTCAAGCTATGCAAGATTTGGAAGACGACAAATATAATAGATTATGTATTTCTATGCCACCAGGAACGCAAAAAACTACACTAGAAAAATTTTTTTGCTCTTGGATAATTGGCAAGCACCCTAAAGATTACAGCCTTTTCTTTTCTCACAGCAACGAAATTACAGGAAAGTTTTATAAAGGAGTGCTTGACATAACAACAGATGATAAAGAATATAAATGGAATGTTATTTTCCCTAATTTACCATTACAAAGCACAAATGCACAGGCACAAGAAGCTAATTTCGGTAAATACAAAGCATTTTCAAGTATTCAATGCTCATCAATAGGAGCTAAGAATGCTGGTAAGGTTAGAACTAACCGTTATTTATATTGTGATGACCTTATAGGTTCTATTGAAGAAGCACTTAATCCAATAATTCTTGAAAAAATATGGAGAATTTATGGAGTCGATTTAAAGCAAAGAAAGCTAAACGAACAAGTAAAAGAAATAATTATAATGACCAGATGGAGCACAAAAGACATTATTGGACATATTATTGAGCTTTATGGAAACGACCCAAAGTTAAAAATTATTTCGATTCCAGATATTGACCCTAAAACAGGGAAAAGTAATTTTGACTATGAATATAATGGAATGTCGGTGGAATTTTTTAATGATCAAGCACTGACAATGGATGATATATCTTATAGATGTCTTTATAAGCAAGATCCAATAGAACGTGAGGGATTGCTTTATCCAGAAAACAAAATAATGAGATATAAAGAACTTCCTAAAACACGAATTAAAAGAATTACTGGACAATGTGACACGAAATCCTCTGGTACTGATTTTTATGTGTTCCCTTGCCTGGTTGAATTTGAAGGATATGAGGGAACGTATTACTGCACTGATACTATATGCAACAATTCGGCAGATTACGAAAAACAATATGAAAATTCAGCAAATTTAATTGTCGATAATGAAATACAAGATTGCGATTTTGAAGCTAATCAAGGCGGAGATAGAGTTGCAAATGAAGTCAGAAAACGAGTAGAAGAAAAAGGCTGGTTATGCAATATATCAGACACTGCAACTGAAACAAACAAAGAAGCAAGAATATTTCAATGTTCTAGTTGGGTATTGCAACATATTGTGTTTAAAGATAGAAGCCTATATGAACCCAAGAGCGATTATGCAGAGATGATGAGTTGGTTATTGAAATATTCAGTATCTGGTAAAAATTTGCACGATGATGTACCGGATGTTTTTTCAAATTTTGCATTAAGAATGAAAAGAGGAAATAGAGTAAAAAAGACAGTAATTATGTCAAGTCCAATATAACAGGAGGGAATTTATGGTAACAAAGGAAGTTTTATCACAGTATTGCGACTTACAGGAAGAAGTAAAAGAAGTAAGACTAAAGATAGAACGACTTGAAAAAGATATAAGTAAAATTGAAGCTGGAGAAATGGTTATAGATTCTGTTAGCGGTGGCAATGGTGGCAAACAGCATTTTAAGATTGAAGGCATACCATTTCCAGAGTACAGCAGAAAGAAAACACTTCTTTATGCTAGAAAAGCCACATTGCAGTTGCTTGAAGATGATTTGTTGGAAAAAACCAATGAGGTTGAAGAATTTATTGCAAGCGTTGACGATAGTAGAATAAGAAGAATAATCAATCTTAGATTTTTAGAAAATAAGACTTGGATTCAGATAGCACATATCATAGGTGGCAACACAGAAAGTAGTGTAAAAATGGCTTTTCAAAGATTTATTGAAAAAAATTAAAAGATGTTACGATTGTGACGAAAAAATTATGTATTATTACAATGAGCAAAGCAAATTTCATAAACATGTATAATCCTTATCGAAAAGCATCGTCATTTAATTATGGCGGTGCTTTTACTATGTAACGAGGTAACAATATGATTTTTTATACAAACAAAGACAAGTCAATTATGTGTCCGAATTGCCATAAGTTTTTGACTAAGGCAGACAGCAAAGACCCACGAACACATAAATTAGCGTGCAAGCATTGCCACAAATGGATATGGTATGTACCTAACGATGATGATGATTTTCAAATTAAGGAAATACCACAAAGCAGAAGTTCAAGCGGTATGACATTTTATTAGAGGTGTAGATAATGCAGACAGGAAGAATTGCTATTTATACAGGTGCAAAAGAAATAACACCTGACAATATAATACCAATTTTGCGTGAAGCAATTTTGGAACATGATATTAATTCCAACAGAATACAGTTTCTTCTTGATTATGATGCAGGAATACAGCCAATAGTTAGGAAGAATCCAAAGACTTACAGACCGGACATTGACTGTGAGTGTTGCGATAATGTGGCTAACGAGGTCACAGAGTTTAATTTAGGTTTTAAGTGGGGAAATCCTATAACGCTAGTTCAAAATGGCGACAATGAGGATTCTAACCTCACAGAAGCTATAGCAGAATTAAACGGTTGCTACGAATCACAGAATGCAAGGCAGAAGCAACAGGAACTTGCAAGATATGTTGAAATCGGCGGTGTTGGATATGTCCTTATTGATGTGAATACAGAATATGAAGATGGGGAAAGTTATTTCACATATGATGTATTAGACCCAAGAACAACATTTGTTGTAAGGTCAACAGCTTATAGCGATAAGAGGGTTATTCTTGCAGGCACTTATATCAAAGACAAACATAGCGGTGCAAGATATTACACCTGTTTTACAAAAGATATTCGCTATGAAGTTACGGATGGAATAAAAATCACTAACGGACCAGAAAAAGGAAAAACAAGATGGGGATTTTTAGAGAGAAGTGGGGAAGAGAACCCATTACATAAAATTCCTATCATTGAATACACAAGGTCATTTGATAGAATGGGCTGTTTTGAACGGCAAATATCTGAAATGGATAACTTAAACCTACTCATTTCAGATTTTACAAATGATGTTGAACAGAACACACAAGCAGTATGGCATACAAACGATGTTGATTTCCCGGTTGAACAGGAAACAATAGTTGATAAAGATGGAACACAACGCATTACTGAAAAAGTAAGGAAACCAAAATCTGGAGAATGGATGCAGACCTATACATCAGCAGATGGCAAAACTCCAATAGTTGAGCCACTTGCAATTAATTACGATTACACAGGTATGCTTAATAATATCCAATCAAGGCGACAGATAATCTTGCAGAAATGTAATGTGCCACAACGAAATGATAATAGCGGTGGCAGTACAGGAGTTGCAATGTCGGACGCAACAGGCTGGTCACAGGCTGAAACAGCGGCGGCAAAACAGCAATTAATTACTGATGGCTGCAAAATGGAAGAGATAAAAGTTGTTCTTGCGGCTATCAAGTTGTCAAACAATGTTAACAGCAGCAATCCGTTACTTAAATTAAGGGCAAGAGATGTAAAACCTAACATTAAGCGGCAAAAAACTTATGAAATGTCAACTAAGGTTAATGCTATGGCGACATTGATAAGTCACGGATTTAGCCTTAAAGATGCAGTTGATGCAATCCCATTCTTTGACGACCCTAACGATGTTGTAGCAAGAAGCGGAGAAACGGTTAAGGCATACCAAGACAGTATAATCAACAAAGACACACAGAACCAAGCAGAGGGCGGAGATGGCGAACAATCGCCTAACAAAGACCGCACAATGCAAGATTTATCAGACCAGACAGAAAATAGTCCAGTTATAGATAAGAGCAGAACAGATAAATAAATTGATATTGAGCCACAGGGTAGAAATGCCTTGTGGCTTTTTATATGCCCTAGAGAAAGGGCAATACAAATATCGCAAGAAGTTGAGAGAACAACAAAAAACGCAGAAAGCAGAGGTAAAAAAATTATGGCAGATGTAACTAACACAACAACAGAACCAACAACTAATAATGAGCCACAGAATGAAGAACAGACACCTAGTGTAGAAGAACTTATGGCACAGCTTGCTAGTGAAAGAGCTGAAAAAGAGAAGTATAAGAACGCTTCCGATAAAGCCAGTTCAGAAGCAGCTAAGTACAAGAAAGAACTTCGCTCAAAGCAGACAGCAGAAGAACAGGAAGCGGAAGCAAAGGCAGAAGCTGAAAAGTTGCAGGCTGAAAAGTTCGAGAACATGAGCAAAGAACTTAATCATATGAAAGCTGTCAATGCTTATCAGAAAGTTATAGGCGATGGAAAGGATATTGATTCTTTGATTGAGGCAGTTGCAGACGCAGATCATAGCCTTATAGCAACTGTAATTGCCAATGAAGTGCAAAGACAGGTTAAAGAAGCTAAGGCAGAGTGGCTTAAATCAAGACCGGCTATTAATGCAGGCGGCGGAGAAGAAAGCGCGATAACACAGGAACAGTTCAACAAGATGAATTACCACGAAAGAGTGGAGTTCAAAAATAAGAATCCAGAACTTTATAAAAAGTTTACAGAGTAGAAAACGGAGGTAAATAAACTATGCCACAGACTAAGTTAGCAAATTTAGTAGACCCACAGGTAATGGCTGATATGGTATCAGCTAAGTTGCCAAAGAAAATTAAGTTTTCACCTATCGCAAGAGTTGATACAACACTTGTAGGCAGACCGGGAAGCACAATCGTTGTGCCAAAGTATGCTTATATTGGTGACGCAGAAGATGTAGCAGAAGGTGTTGCTATGGGTACAACAGTACTTACAACATCTACAACAGAAGCAAAGGTTAAGAAAGCAGGCAAGGCAGTAGAACTTACAGATGAATCAGTATTATCTGGTTATGGTGACCCACTTGGTACGGCTATTAATCAGATTGCTATGTCAATCGCTGCAAAGGTTGATAATGACAGCTATGACGCACTTTGCACAGCACCTATTGATTACGATGGAACAGCAGCGCCTATCAGCTATTCAGCAGTTGTAGCAGCTAATAGCAAATTTGATGATGAATCAGATTCATCACTTACAAAGATACTGTTCATTAATCCGGCGCAGGAAGCCACATTGCTTAATGATGATGATTTTAAGAGTAATGATAAGTACCCACTTAATGTAATTATGAATGGTACTATCGGTTCTATTGCAGGAGCACAGGTTGTTAAGTCTAAGAAAGTTAAGCTGATTAAGTATGAGCTTGATGATTCAACAGGAACAATTAATGTTGTAGCTGATACAACAAGCGAGGATGCAACTAATGTTCACCTTGACACAGCACTTGCACATACGCTTAAGCCAAAGGACAAGGAAATCAAGGTAGGTAGCAAGTTAAAGGCTGTTACAACAGAGTTCTACGCTTGTCCTATTGTTATTGTATCAGCAGAAGACCCTAACGAGGACACAGGTGCAGATGGCGTATCAGAGGAAGAGAACGCACTTACAATCTATATGAAGAGAAGCGTTGAGATTGAATCGGACAGAGATATTCTTGCAAAGACAACTGTTATCTCTGGCGATGAACACTATACAGCAGTCTTAAGCAACGATTCAAAGGTTGTTCTTGCTAAGTTCGGAAAGTAAGAGGTGTTTATATGTTATTAAGACGACATAAAATCAACGCCGCAAAGCAGAGCGAAGAAGTAACAGCGGATAATGTAAGACAGGAAGCTGTTTATGGAGATGAGCTTAAATATGAGGAAGAGCAGGACAAGTTCCCTGCTCAACCTACAAGCGATTACACAAAGACAGCTATTAAGCGTATGCCAACAGCGGACTTGCAGACACTTGCCTTAGAACAAGGTATTGAGAACGCAATGGAGCTTACAGGAGCAGAACTTAAAGAACTGTTAATTGAGAAATTAGGGTTATAGGAGCTGAAATTATGGAATACACCACATTAGAGCAAGTTAAAATCAGACTTAAACAATTTCATATTGAGACAGTCACAAATGATGATGATACAACATTTGATGTGGTAGTGTTCGATAACAAAGAAGATAATCCAGTAATCGAACAGCTTATTAAACAGGCTACAGAAGATGTAAAAGCAAAGAGGTGTTATCCCGACAGCTACACAGATGAAATGATAACCGAGGACTTGAAGAAATTTGAGAGTGTTATCGTTAATCTGGCTGTCTACGACCATTCACAAGCAGGCGAAAACTTTATGTCTGCCTTAAGCGAGGGTGGTGTCAACAGAACTTGGAGAAATAGAGACAGCTTATTTGTTGGGGTATTTCCGTTTGCCAAAGTGTTATAGCTTATCTACCAAGTTGTAGAAAAAGTAAATTATCTGTAATGCAGATAAGGCTATAGAAGATTGTGCGTTACCAATATGGTAGCAGGCGGCACACATTAAGGGTGGTGGGCGGTGTGCCATTATTAATTATGAAAGGCGGTATATCAATGCCAATAGCAGTAATTATAAGCATTATTTCAGTTGCTTTTTCCGTCTTTTTCGGACTGTTTACGTTGGGATTTAATCTTAAGAACAACAAAAAGTCTGACAATGCAGAACTTACAGAGCGTGTAAAGGAAAATACACGCATAAATATGAAACTTGACACAATATCAAGCAATACAACAGAGATAAAGAATGAAGTTACAGAAATGAGAAAAGAACTTAATTCTCACGATAACAGGATTATTAAGGTTGAGGAAAGTGTAAAGTCGGCACACCACCGAATAGACGGATTGGAAGCACGACTTAATGAAGATAAGGAGGTATAGCAGAATGGATATAACATCAGTATCAACAGTAGTTGCAATCGTTGTAATAACATATCTGATAGGTTTAGGAGCCAAAGCAATTCCACACATTAAGGATAATTACATTCCTATAATCGTAGGCGTTGCAGGCGGTATCTTAGGCGTTGTAGGTATGTATGTAATACCGGACTTTCCGGCAAATGACATTCTTAATGCAATCGCAGTAGGAATTGTGTCCGGATTATCAAGCACAGGCATTAATCAGATTTATAAGCAGGTAAAGAACAATGCTTGACATTAATAAGCAGGCTATGAAGTATTCACTTCAAGGACAGACAGTAACCATCTATGAAAGAGATGAAGACGGCAATATTCTATATGAGGGATATACCGACACAGATGGCAACTTCATTCCTTATCTTGATGATGAGGGAAATAAGATACCCAAAGTTCTTGAAGAGAAAACAGGTTTTTCAGAGCCGGTCGATTTCAAAGCAAACATATCATTCAGCGGCGGAGAAGCACAAAGCAAAGAATACGGCTTTGATACGGCTGATTTTGACGCTATTTTGCTGACAGATAGGGATACATTACCTATTCAAAAAGGCGACCTTATATGGCTTGATAGCAAGCCTACATACACATCTGACAGTCTTGTTGATGAAACATCAGCAGACTTCACGATTGTAGGTATTAAGCCAGCATTATATTCAACTAAGTATATGCTTAAAGCAGTTGTAAAGTAGGTGCATTATGGCAAGACATACAATTAATATATCTTTGTCTGAAAAGTCTGTAAATGAAGCTATCAGACAGCTACAACAGTATAAGCAGAGTTTACAGTATAAATGTGGATTGCTTGTCGAACGATTAGCAGAATTAGGCGACAAAGCAGCAATTATGAGTGTTAATGAAAGTCCATTAGGTAGGACAGTAACATTGAGAGTTGACAGAAAGCCTATTCAAGATGGCTACCAAGCTATTTTAATTGCTACCGGTAAAACTGTTGAGGTAGAAGATAGAGAACCATTTTACACGCTATTAGCAATTGAATTTGGTGCTGGTATTTATTACAACAGCGGCAACGAGAACCCAAAGGCTAATGATTTTGGCTTGGGCGTAGGAACGTATCCAGGACAAATCCACGCATTCAGCGATGGCTGGTACTACTTAGGTAATGATAATCAATGGCACTACACGCACGGCGTTAAAGCCACAATGCCTATGTATAACGCCACAATGGAGATTATTAATCAGTATAAGCAGATAGCAAGAGAGGTGTTTAGTTAATGGCAAATGCAAACGATTGGGCGACAGACCTTGAAAATACAGTCACAGCACTTGTCAAGGCTAAAACCCTAACGCAGCTCAAAAAAACATATCCAAAGATAGTTATAACAAATGAGGGGGAAAACAGCGGTCAAGCAATATTCCCAACAGTATACATTCATTTACTGCCAGCAGTAGAACAAGGACAAACGCTTGACGGACAGACGGTTAACGCATTATTAGCGACATTTCAAGTAGATGTTACCGCTAACACAAGCAAATCTGACTGTCGCAAGGTTATGGCAGTAATTACAGACACATTTAAGACAATGAGATTTCAAGGCACATCAATGCCAGAGTTCTCAATCAGCAATAAAGTACATAAGAGTACCGCTAGATTCAGAAGAATGATAGCGGCAAATGACAGATTAATGTAACAAAGAGCAGAAATGCTCTTATTTTTTTGCAAATTTTTAGGAGGTAAGAAGATATGGCAGATACAGTAGCAGGATTAAGCGCACTGGGAATCACGTTTAGTTATGGTGTTGAAACTACAGCAGGTACTAAACCAACAGCGTTTAAACTTCTTCATAGAATCAATTCTATTGATGAGATTACAGTAACCCCAGAGGCTATAGATGCATCAGCACTTGAAGATTTACAGACAAGAAACATTGCAGGTAGAGATACAGTTACAGATACAGTTGCGGTAACAGTTAATAAGACGGAAGCTACAATCAAAGAGTGGAAAGACCTTATTACAGAATATAAGGCTTTAACTGATGGAAAGAGAATGTGGTTTCAAGAGATTACTCCGGGTATATCAGATGCGGAGTTCTTTGTTGCACAGCCGCCTTCAAAGTTACCAATTACGGGCAAGGAGCAAAATTCACTTCTTACAATGGCTATCAACCTTATTATTGAGGATATGGTAGGAACAGATACAGCAGTAACCCCAACATCGGGGGAATAATGAGCTATTCGACTAAATCAAAAAAGGCTGTGTCGGATAGCGTAGAAAACGCCAAAACAGCCGACTACACATCATATCTTGATGATGTAACAGAATAATTAATTTAAAAGGCAGGTGCGGTGTAAAATCCGCACCTTTCCCTATATGGACGATAGGGTGGGAAAGGGTAAAAATTATGATGAATATTAATGTAAACGGAAATGAATACAAAGTTGAGTTCTCTTTTGGAGCAGCAGAGTGTAAAGAGATAGTGCAGAAAATGTTCTCTGTCGTTAATGGTTCTTACTTACTTGTACAGACAGACAAGAGTGTTGCACAGGCTTCCTTTGATGGATTAGCAAATATGACAGCAGATGTGCCAGAGATTTGTATTTTAGCCATTTATGCAGGCTGTATTGACAATAACCCAGTAACTATGGATGAAGCAAAGGAACTCACTAGAGCATATATTACAGAGAAGAGAAAGACAGATAAGAGTTACGGATATAGAACATTGTTTGAAGAAATCAAGAAAGCGATGGAAGATGATGGTTTTTTCGAGTTGAGCGGAATAACAGCGATGTTAGAGGAAATGGCGGACAATGTGGAAGAAGCAGCACAGGAACAGAAGAAGCCGACAGTAGTACCACAAGACCACAAGAAAAAGCAGACTTCCACAAAATAATCTGGGAAGAATACTTTGTTTTAGCCAGTTCACTAGGCGTTAGTTATTCAGACTTTCTTAAAATGACACCTAAAAAGCTATGGGCTGTTGTAGAGGGTAAGAAACTTGAAAGACAACGAATGGATTCAGATATATGGCTTGCAGTAGGTAACTACATACTCCCAGCAATCAAGATAGGTGTTAGAAGTGGTGCTTGGGGTAAAGGTGAGCTTGAATACCCAGATAAGCCTATTTATAGAGATATTAACAAAAAAGAGAACAGTGAAGATGAAATACAAAGAAAGAGAGAAGAGTTTGTTTTGAATATGAAAATACGAAAAGCAAACTGGGATTTAACACACCCTAAAAATGATAAGCCGGAGGTATAAAGCGTGGAATTAGACAGTTTAGAAGTCAAAATTACCGGTACTGCCAAGAAAGCTATTGATTCTGTTGATACGCTAATAGAACATCTTACAAGGCTGTCAACATCACTTGCGACTGTTAATGGTCCATCACTTAGTAGCCTTGCAAGTGGCGTTAGTCAGTTAGGTTCTGCTATGCAGAATATGAACGCAGGAACAGCAGATTTTACAAGGCTTGCTAAGAATATCACAAAGATAGGTTCTGTTGATTCGGTTGCACTAACTAACACAGCTACATCACTTCAAGCTGTCACAAAGGCAGTTGCAAGCATATCAGCTATTCCGCAGAATGCAACGCAAGTCACAGAATTTGCAAAGTCACTTGGTAAGTTAGGCAGTAAGAGTATAGAAAACGCCGTTGTAAACATTCCGAAGCTAGGCAATGCTTTAAATGGCTTAATGACAACGCTATCAAGAGCGCCAACAGTAAGCCAGAATGTTATTCAAATGACTAACGCATTGGCTAATCTTGCTAGTCAAG